CGAAGTAGAATTTAACCTCGAATAAGAGGTCTGTATACCAATATCGATAGATTTTGAAAAAGCACCTTAAGGGAGCTCTATTAAAGTTACCCTTTTTTACCACCGATATGAAAAAGAATTTTTTTGCTAATTTATGGTTGACTTTTCATAGCTGGTCTCCTTATTTTGTAAAATTTTTATATAATTATTATACGTTCTATATAAATTAATTACAATATCATTATTCTTAGAAAATCATCATTATTTTATTATTTTTCGCATTTTATCGATAATATTATAAATTTCAGAATAAGCCATTCACGAAATTTCCTAAATAAAGTTCGTAAACGTGAAATACTGCCCCTGCCTATTTAGTCTATTATGTGCATTAGGTAATGCGGCATGTCGGGACAGGCGTCTGATGTCTGTCAATCACTTACATCAATTTTTTAATATGAATACAATGCTCATAAAATGGCTGTTTCTTATTTTCCTCAGCCAGCAAACTATTCTGAGCCTTTTTCTTTTGCTAAGTTTTTCATAAGTTATTTGACACTATCTCCTAATATTATTAACTCAGTCTATCCCTTAGTTCACATTTTAAAAATTGATATCTTTTTCCAAAAAACTCGATTTCCTTCTTAACTTTAAATTTTTTAAATAATAAAACACGAATTAAATCAATCATTGAACATAAAATGTAGATACATATAGTACTTCCCATAATTACTATAACAAATAAATACCATTTTAAATCCACTATTTGTTTTAAACAATCAATAATTATATATTTATTAATCAAATTATTAGAGGCATCATCAGAATGTGTGAGCAGGTAGCTGCCTCTGGCAACACACTTATCCTTTATTCTGCTTGACTACTTTTCATGTCCTTCTTCATCGGTTGTGAATATCAGCCCAAGGTCGCATTTTGTTTCAAATGCAAAATAGCCATCCTCCGTAATCGATCCTTCCACGATCTCACGGCACAGCTTTTCTACGGAACTGGACTCCGATCTATCACTCAGTCCCAGACCGTCATCCGACTCAAAGCCAAAGCAGCCTGCCTTGTCTATAAACAGGTTTCGGATGCCATCCCGAACAGCTTTCAGGAATGCTGCAAATGTGTAAGTGGCGATCTTGCCGTTATTGATGGCCGCCCTCTCCACCTTTAACGTAAGAGAGAATGAGCCAAGGACATCACCTTCTGTGCTGAGCATAACAACATCCAGCGGAAAACGTCCGGCCTGCGCCGTCATGAAGGTCGTGATCGTAAAGAGGACTGCCCCCTTCTCAACGAATACAAGGTCTGGCGCAGTTTCACTCGTGTAGTGGAAGATCGTACCGTCCGGACGGGTACCGGAACAGGCTACAATACAATTCTGCGGCACGGTATATTCCACAGAGTTGTTATACAAAACACAGCGAACTTTTCTCGCCTTGTTGTCATACTGCTTGACCGGAACCGTCACCGGGATCAGATTCTCCGTCAGCGACAATTCCACTTCCTGATAAATGCCTGTGACCATTACGAGCTCCCTCCTTCCTGATCCGTCTCCTTATTATCTGTTTCCTCTTTGTTTTCCGTATCCTTATCTTCACTACCCGGCTTTTCGGTATCCGGGGTTTCAGGCTCGGTCGGTGTGGACGGTTCCGTTGGCTCTGGATCAGGTTCTTCCGGTTCATATCCAATCGTCTGCCACTGTTCTCCGTCCCACAGTTTTAACCGAAGGTTCTTCTTATCGACCCAGAAGGAATCCTCTGCCGGATCTTCCGGCGCACTTTCGGACACAGGGATATACGGCTGATACTTCGCATCCAGTTCCTTCTGCAAATCATCTGAGATTTCCGTGAGGGTGCTGTATCGCCTATCCAGTTCCTCATACAGTTCTTTGGACAGCTTCTTTGCCGTTTCATACCGCTGATCGAGCGTTTTCTGAAGTTCTGCAGAAATAGCGGTCGCTGTTTTGTACCGCTCATCCAGTTCCTCCAGCAACTCCTCGGAAAGCTCGGCTGCTTTCTTGTAACGGTCGTCCAGTTCCTTGAGTGTCTGCTCCAGCAGGATTGCTGTTTTGACTGCGGAATCATCTGACTCCCAGCCATATCCCCATGTCTTCCCGCCATCTGTGGAAACAAAAAATCCGGCCGGGCTATTCTTCCACGCAACCGTTGACTGTTTCAGAGTTGCTGCGTTGAATGCGTACCGAGTCGTATTCCCCTTACTGTCCGTCTCATTTTTATAATGAAGGCCGAACAGTGCAGCAAACAACGCACCATCATAGATAATGGAGGCCGAAATGCCGCCCATCTGCTCTCCCACTGCTGTTTCCACACGGACTGCGGTATCGTATGCGGCGGTTGCTGTATTTCGGATACTGTTAAGGGAGCTTGTCAGGGAGGAATTTCGGCTGCTGACCGTAGAATTCGACAGCGTGATGCTGTTATACCGTTCCAAAAGCGAGTCATATTCGGTTTCTGTAACCTTGGAACTGGCTTCAATGCCCAGCTTCGAGATATACACATGAACCGTATCACAGAGCGAGACCTGTTCTGCCTGTACAACATCCTCATATCCGGGTGTATTCCAAAGCTGAATGAAGTCGATTTTAATGTCGACCTCCGGCTCTGTCAGGCTGGTCGTATCAATATAGTCCTGTGCATACTCTCGCAAAGCCGCTTCCGATGGCTTTTCCTGAAAGGCACTGGTGCAGTCCAGCACCGTAATCTTCTGATACGGCACAGATTTTCGGCTGACCATGACCACTTTTTCTGGCAGTTCCATAACCGCCTGCGTTTCGTTGTCTACCCAGTACGGATGCACTCCTGTAATGGTATTCTCGATGGATTTCTCCATCTTGAAATCCGTCAGATTTTTGCCGTAGACGATATGAACGTTGTGGTCCGCACCTCTGGCTCTGTGAAACTTGACTGTGTAGCGGTCCCACTCGAACTCTCCTCCAAAAGTATCCAATACCGAACCATCCATACCGCCCAGACAGTTACGGAAAGATGCCGGAACGGACACAGTAAACATCGCACTGGATGCCACATCTGTCCAAACTGAGAACGGACAGTCGGAAGCCGCATGGCTTTTCAGCCCCTGCACCGCTCCTGCGCACCCACTCACTGAGAACGGGGAAACTGTAATAAAGTTGAGCTGATAGGAAATATGCCGTGCCTGAACTTCCAGCTTTCCATCGATCGGAGTCGTGATCTTGTAGATTCGGAACGGCTGCGGCTGCATCGTATCAGATGGTTTGGCAAGGATGACGTTTCCCTCCTCCAGCATCTCTGCATGGATTCCATCTGCCGGACAGATGAGCTTCAGCTCATAGCTGCCGTTTCGTTTTTCAGTCACGGTACAAGACTGTGCATCTGCCAGCTTTCCAATGCCGTTATTATCAAATTTCATTTCTCTGGAATCATATAAACACGGGATCACTGGCTGCACCTCCCCTCAGAGCGTCCACCAACGGGGAATGACTTCCACCGCCGTGATACCGCCTGTCCATGTGATCTGTGTCTTTCCCTCCGGCAGTTCCGGGAAGTCATCCGAAAGGATGGTCTCATTGCAGAAGCCGGAAGCGTTGTAAGCATTGTGCGTCTCACAGTTGAGCAGCACATAGTCTTTGATGCTGTGTATGGTGATCTTCTCTTCCCCCACATACAGCTCGCCGCCGCTGTCTCCGTAAACCTTGAAGATGGGCTGTGCAGGAAAAGCAAAGGGGTTCTTTAAGGTCGACCTGCCATCCAGCCGGATCGTCCGCTGCCCGTCCACGCTCCACCTCTGGGGCTTACAGTTAAATGCCAGCTCCATCTCAGCGGCTTTCTGAGCAGTCACATCAAAGGCAAGGGCATCCTTGCAGACTGCCATCCGGAAGAAATCCGGGTCGTAGGTATCCTGCAATTTCTGATACCCCACCGGCGACAGAAGCCATGCCTTGACTGCTGCTGTCTTAGCTGGCAGTCCGTTGAAGAAAAATGCCTTATACTTGATATCCACGTTCTGATACCTGCGGCGGCCTGCCTTTGCATTCTCGGTGAGGATGTCTCCGTTCCTGCCGGGTACGGAGGTGCTCTCCACATCCGCAGCCGGGGAATCATACACACCGGGACCAGACAAATATAATAGGAAGTCTTTGCTGGACTTCCCGGCAAACGACAGATACTGTCTGGCATATCTGTCTTTTAACTGAAACTGTGATACTGTTTGCTTTGGGGTGTTATAGCCCATACGCATCTCCTCCTTTACTTGAAGACCGAATCATCCTCATGGATCATGCCGTTGATCTTATCGGCAACGGTCTGTGCGAGTTCATCGTCGTTCCGGGCATTATAACCGTTGACTGTGATATACACACCGCCAAGGTTGGTCGTCCGGGTGGTGCCACCTCCGGCCAGAGCCGCCTGCGGGAAGTTCCAACCGGAGCCATCGAAATGTGGCAAGGTCAGTTCCGGCAGACTGAAGGAGCTGATGCCCTCCATACCCTGCTGTACCTTTGCTGCCATCGACCTGATCTGGCTGATCAGTCCGCCTTCGCCTTTCTTGATGCCGCCGGAAAGTAGCTTCATGAAGTCGGGCATATAGGTATCGGCATCTGCCAGCGGTCCTTCATCCGGCACAGAGAAGTGCAAGAATGAGCGGATGCCATTTGCCACACTCTTGACCGCATTGCCGACCCAGCTCACGCCTTTCTTGATACCGCCCGCGATACCGCCAACGATGTCCTTGCCCCAGCTGACTGCCGAAGAAGCCACGTTCTTGATACCGCCCCAGATGGACGATGCCACATTGCCAATAGCAGAAGCCGCATTGGAGATACCATTCTTAATGGCATTCACACCATTCGAGAATGCCGACGTAACCTTGTTCCAGATATTTGTGACACCTTCCCGGAAGCCATCGCAGTTTTTCCAGAGAGCGGTAAGTCCAAGACCGATGCCGCCAACGGCTGCCACTGCGATACCTGCAGGACCCGCCAAGCCGGCAAGTGCTGTGCCTGCGGATGCGAGGAACCCACCGGCGGAGCTTGCTACGCCTGCAAGGGCTGTACCCGCGCCAGCGGCCAGACCGGATACGGTCGTACCCACAGATCCGAGCAGACCGGAAAGTGTTGTGCCGACTGTCCCGGCAATACCGCCCAGCGAAGAACCGATAGATGATACGATGCCGGAAAGACTGCCGCCTAAGCCGCCGATCTTCGACACTACACCGGAAAGCAGCCCGCCCAGATTCGACAGGATTCCCCCACCGCTGGAGCCAAGGCTTCCCAGCTTCGAGATGATGCCGGAGATTTCCTCTCCCAGACCGCCCATTTTGGAGGTCAGCCCAGAGATCAGATTGCCAAACTTCGACACGATCTGACCTCCATCTGCACTGCCGATCTTCGACAAGAAATCTCCGATGTTGGACAACAGACCACCGCCGTTCTCTGTACCGAGGACATTGCCAAGGTTCTGCATCGTATTTCCGAGATTTCCGATGGTGTTCTTCATGGAGCCGAGCTTGTCCACTAGACCCGTGACCGTATTGACCGTGTCACCGACCTTGCTGATGCCGTTGCCCAGGCTCTTTAGGAAATCCGAGTTGAAGGTATCGCCAAGACTGCGGATCGCATTTCCAAGAGAACTGGTCTGAGAACTCAGCTCTCCAACGGAATCCTTCATATCCGCAAAGCCCTGCTTCACTTCATCGCTCATGCCGCCGACTGCGGTTTTGGTGATACCCTGCAGGTCAGTCCAGATCTGCTGGAACTGTGTTTTCAGACCGGAAAGCCCGGACATCAACTGGGACTGGATACCGCTGCCCACATCCCTTGCAGCACTACCGATACCGCTCTGACTTTTCTTGATCGTGGTAGCAAAACTGCCGACCACGGAATCCATCCAGTCGCCCAGAGAATCTACCGGGGTCGTGAGGTTGTTGCTCATAGACCCGGCAAGTCCCTGCGCGGCTTTCACCACCGACTTGACATTTTTCTTAATGCCGGTCGCCAGCAGCTTCATGAAGTCCGGCATATAGGTATCTGCATCGGACAGAGGTCCTTCATCTGGTACAGAGAAATGCAGCAGACTTCTGACCCTGCTTGCGACATTTTCTGCCGCTGCGATCACGGAACCGGCTGCTGCCCGGACACCTGACGCCATCTGGGAACAGATATCTGCACCCCAGCGGTATGCCGAAGAAGCAATCGAACCGAGCGAGTTAAAACTGCTCCTGATACTTGCAACACCGGAAGAAGCCGTGCTGCGCAGGCTGGACATTGCCGAAGACACCGTGGACTTGATGCTGTTGAAGGCAGAGGTCGTGGTAGATTTCAGTGTGTTCCAGCCGCTTGTGACCGTACTGCGAACTGCGGATACAGAGGAAGTTGTAAGACTCTTGATGCTGTTCCATGCAGTCGTGATGACTGTTTTGATACCATTCCAGCTGGTATTTGTCAGGTTTTTCACCGCATTCCATGCGCTGGTCATGGACGTTTTTACAGAAGCGGTCGCAGAGGTGGTAAGGGATTTAATCCCGTTCCACGCTGTGGTAATGACCGTTTTAATTCCGTTCCAGCTGGTCGTTGTCAGCGACTTCACCGCATTCCATGCACTGGTCATGGACGTTTTCACTGCTGCTGTCGCAGAGGTCACATTGGATTTCACCGCCGAGAAGCTGTTCTGGATACTGGACTTGATGGTATTCCATGTGCTGGTGGTACTGGTCGTAATGGAACTCCATGCGGATCTCATCGCAGCACTTACACATGCCGTTCCGGTTTTCACTGTCTGGCTGATGGCTGCCCAGCTCTTACTGTATGCCTGCTCCACACCCCTCATGGAGTTGGTGATGGAGGTAGACAGCGTGGTGGACAGGTTCTCCGCCGCCGCAGTCACAAGGCTGGTGTTGGTCGTGATACCGTTTGCCAGACCCTGCATGAAGTCTGGCATCCAGCTTTCCATATCTGCCAGAGGTCCTTCATCCGGCACAGAGAAGTGCAGGAAGGAACGGATACGGTCTGCCACTCCCGATACAGCACTTGCCACATCCTGAATCCTCGACTGGATACCGGACACAATGTTGCCGATCATGTCAGAGCCCCACGAGAACGCCTGTCCAGCCAGACCCTTGATAAAGGAAACTGCACTGTTAAAACCGTTCGTGATGGTGGACTTGATACCGGAAATCGTAGAGGAAATCCCGGATTTCATCGAGTTAAAGGCTGTGGTTGCCGCGCTCTTGATGCTGTTACTGAGGGACGAAACCGTAGACTTCATGGCATTCCAGCCGGAGGAAACCACCGATTTGATGCCATTTACTACACCGGAGATCTTGCTGCTGATGGCATTCCAGATGGAAGAAACCGTGGACTGGATCGCAGAAAGGATAGTCGAGATGACCGTTTTGATCGCATTCCATGCCGTACTCATCCGGGTCTGGATGCCAGTCAGCAGCGGAGACAGGAACGACACAATGGCGTTCCACACCGTCGTCACTGCAGTCTGGATCGCAGTCAGCACCGTGGAGATAGCTGTCTGAATTGCTGACCAAACTGTAGAGAAAGTCGTCTGCAATCCAGTCAGCATTGGAGTCACGAAGGCAACGATGGCGTTCCAGATGGACGTGATCTTCGTCTGAATTGCGGTCAGTGCTGCGCCGATCAGGATCTGGATCGCCTGCCAGATGGTTTCAAACAGATATTTGAACGCATCCAGCAGAGGTTTCATGGTGTTGTAGATGCCGTTCCACACCGAAGTAATCGTCGTACTGATGGAGTTCATGACCGTAGAGATTGCGGTCGAGATTGCCGTCCACACAGTTGTCACCGTGGTATGGATCGTATTCAGCACAGAAGAAACTGCTGTGGAAATGGCAGTCCAGATGGTGCTGAAGGTCGTCTGGATACTCGTAAGGACGGTGGTGAAAAATCCAGACACTGCTGTAAATACAGTCGTTGCTACACTTTGGATAGCGGAAACTGTGTTTGAAAAGAAGCTGCTGATTCCACTCCACACAGTCTCGAAGAAACTCTTGATACTGCCCCAGACCGTCTGCCAGTCCGTATCGAACAGCCCAAGGAACACATCCAGCGCACTCTTCAGAGCAGTAAGGGTCGTGGAGAAAATGGACTTCACGCCATCCCAGATGCTGGAAAAGATACCCTTTACCGCTTCCCATGCGCCGCTCCAGTTGCCGGAGAACACATTGGAAAAGACATCGAACAGACCAAGCAGCGTATCCAGAACAACGCCAAGGATGGTGGCAACATTCTGGAAAGCTCCCTCAAACAGCGGTGCAAGCACCTGACAGAAGCCATCCCAAACAGCTTTCAGTACCTCGGTGACATCCTTGAAGTCAAAGCCCAGTCCGTTGATCCGCTGTGTCAGCTGATCGCAGAAGCCTTTCACCTTGGAAACGATGTCGTTCCAGATGCCGGTAATGGCAGTACGGAACTCCTCGTTCGTATTCCAAAGGTTCATAAAAGCCGCCACCAGCGTACCGATGACCGCCACCACTGCTACGACTGGGCCGGACAGACCACCCAGAACCACACCCAGCTTGCTGAACACACCGCTGGCACTGCCCACATGGGTAATGAGAAGCCGGACCCCCTTTGCAAGAGAACTGAACCCCCGCATCGCTGTGCCGACGGTCGATATAGTCTTACCCAGTACAATAAGCAGCGGACCAATGGATGCCGCCAGGAGCCCGATCTTGATGATCGTTTCCCTGGTACTTTCATCCATGCTGTTCAGTTTATCCACGAACTGCTGCACGGCAGATACGATCTTGCGGATGGTGGGCATCAGAATGTCGCCAAAAGAAATAGCCAGCTCCTCCAGCTGAGATTTCAGGATGGTGAGCTGACCATTTAAGTTATCCTGCATGGTTTCTGCCATGCTCTCGGATGCGCCGTCACAGTTTTCAATGGCACCACGCAGTTTGTTGATGTCCGTCTCGCTGGAATTCATCAGGGCAAGGAAGCCGGACATCGCATTCTTGCCGACCAGTGCCTCTGCGTTGGCGGCTTTCTCAGATTCCGACAGCCCGGAAAACGCCACACGGCAATCCGCAAGGATGTCGTTCAGGCTTCTCATGCTGCCATCTGCGTTGCTGGTCGCAATCGTGACCTCTCCGATGTTTTTACCGACAAAGGTCACTTCACCGGAAAGGTTATTCATGATGGTACGAAGGGAAGTACCAGCCTGCGAAGCCTTGATACCACTATTTGCCATCAGACCGATGGCTTCTGCGGTATCCTCTGCCGAGAACCCAAGCGCACCGGCGATAGGTGCACAGTACTTGAACGTCTCGCCCATCAAGCTGACGTTGGTATTCGCATTGGATGAAGCGGCTGCAAGGATATCTGCAAAATGCCCGGAATCCGCCGCAGACAAACCGAAAGCGGTGAGGGCATCCGTGACAATATCCGAAGTCGTGGCGAGGTCTTCACCCGAAGCGGCCGCCAAATTCATGATACCCTCAATGCCGCCCAGCATGTCGGAGGTTTTCCATCCGGCCATCGCCATATACTCCATCGCCGAGGCCGCCTCGGATGCGGAGAACTTTGTCTTTGCACCCATTTCACGGGCTTTTGCACGAAGCTGGTCGAAGTCATCCCCAGTCGCACCGGAAATGGCAGAAACCTTGCTCATCTCGGAATCGAAGTCGGCTGCGGTCTTCACTGCGGCAGTGCCAAGACCCGTTACAGCGGCAGTCACCGGCAGGAACTTCTTACCGACATTCTCCACAGAAGATCCAATGTTCTGGAGCTTTTCTCCGGCTTCATCGATCTTGGCAAGGGTCGCATTCGTGGTCGCCGCCTGGTCTTGTAAAGACCGCAGATTCTGTTCGGTCTCCGCAATCTCACGCTGGAGGGCATCGTACTGCTGCTGGGTGATCTCACCGTTGGCAAGCTGCTCATTTGCCTGCTGTGCGGCAGTTTTCAGAGTTGCCAGCTTTTCCTTGGTGGCTTCAATGGCATCCTTGAGCATCTTCTGCTTCTGGACAACCAGTTCTGTATTGGAGGGGTCCAGCTTCAGGAGTTTGTTGACATCCTTCAGTCCGGACTGCGTCCCCTTGATTGACTTGTTTACACTTTCCAGTGCTTTGGAGAGCTTTGTGGTATCGCCGCCGATCTCAACGGTGATGCCCTGGATTCTGGATGCCATTTGTGTAACCACCTCCTTTTGGGCATAAGAAAAGCCCATCTGCACAGGGCAGACAGGCTAAAATGGGTATAAAAATACCCCGTCAGATTTCTCCAACGGGGCTGCTACCGATTATTGAATTTTACTCCATAAGAGCATTGTGCTCTCCATAATATCCTCATAGCTGATATCAGCAGCATACGGATATTTCTTCTGGTAGGACTTCCAAAGTGTATGTAACTGTGCGTCATCACTGACGGCAGCCATAATTTTGGGTGCTTCCTCTTTCAGATTTTCGGTGCTTCTTTTCTTACAGGTTGCCTCAAATGCCTTTTTCAGTACATCAGCATCGATGTCCTGCTCGTAAATAGAAAGCAGGGTCTTGATATCGTAGAAATCTCTCATTCTGGTATTCAAAAGGCCTCTTGCAAGAACCGTCTGAAGTTTTTCTGCCAGAATTGTTTCCAAATTATACGACCAAAGGCTGATGGAACGGTCATCCAAGAGCAATTTATAGTTGTACTCGATTGCTCTTGGCGTGATAACATCTCCTGTAGATATATCAATCTTCATCGGTGTAACGAGTTTTCCCATCACAGCATTCATGGTAAATCGAATACCCGGATACTCCATCTCATCCATGATATTAGAAACTTCCTTAACCTCAAAGGTCACTCCATCGCCAAGGTCGATGTCCTTGATTTCATCCACAATCCGTCTGGCATCTTCTGCCGACAGATTCTGATTTTTAATACTCGTATCGATATCCATCGTGGACCGCAATGCTACGCCAACCATTGCTGTCACCAGCATTCCGCCTTTGATGATAAAATTATCTTTATATTGCGAATTGGCAACTCTTTCAAGGAAACGCTCCATCATGTAGATTCGCATTAGCGTTCTGGCATCTGCCTTATTTTCCTTTGCCACATTCTTAATTCTTCCCTTAACCTGGTCAGGTGTCAGCTGCATTTTACAATAATACCCCCATATATCTGCGGATCACATTATCAACCCGAAACAGCTTTGCATATTCCATGAGTCGATTCAGGTCCTTGTCTCTTCTGGAAACATATGTCTTCAGAACGGAATTGAAATCCTGTGCTTCAATACTGCTCCGGCTTCTCATCAGATCACAAATCGTTCGTTCCAGGTCATACATTGGAATCATATTCCCGTCATTGTCTTTCACAATGATCTTTCCGACATCCAGTAATTCCCGTTTTACCGTATATACTTTACAACTTCCATCCGCTGTAAGCCGATGCGCATTGTAACCGCTGTATATGGTAAGTGTGTGGACAAACGGTTCTCTGTCTGTCAGACCATGATAATAAAAAGCCTCGTCATGTGAAAAAACAGCATTCGGGCATCTCTTATGAAGCACATACAACTCATCGACCCAATCCGCTCCCGTAGAATAAACACCACGGCTGACCGGCTCCAATCCGTTTTCTCGAACATATTTGTAAAACTTAAATTTTGAAATTCCAGATTTTCCCGCAATTCTCGGCGTAAGGTAATCATGATTTTGAACTAATCTTGTCATCTCATTCATAGAATCACCATCCTTCCGTGCTTATATTGTAATCGAAATAAGCACGGTAGTCAAGTAAAATCAAACGAGTGTGCTTATTTCATATTTAATATATGCACGCTCGTCGAGTTTTATTCTGTCAAAATTTGTCAAAATCACTTTGCGAGGCCAGCTCTTTGTACGGATAATCGTCGTTCTGCCGCTCCGTGAACATATCATTGACCAACCCGATGGTCAGCAGGTCGAGGTCGGCGATGCTGATACCGAGCTGTACACAACGCAGCAGAAAGAGCGGGGTGGTCATTTCCCGCTCACTTTTGCGAGGTTTTTTCTGGATTCCACCTCCGTCTGCACATTCAGACCCCACAGTTCGATCAGCTGGGGCAGGATCTGGTAGATGGAGAAGGTGTTGAACTGGTCCAGGAACTCCTCCGGGCTGTCCGGCACATTCGCAGGATCAGCATGACGGGCCATCAGCCATGCCAGATCCTCGAACATTTCCAGACTGAACAGGTCGAGGTTGGAATTGTCCTCATCGTTCTCCCCCACGCTCTTTTCCAGCTGGCGCAGGTCTTTATAAATGTCACGGCCGAACTTGATGCGGTACAGGCGAGGCACGGCGGCACTTGCCTTAAAGGTGACTTCCTTGCCATCAATCTCGATTTTCTTTGTAACTGCCATAATCGTAATCCTCCATAAATCTCATGTAAAATTGGCAGAGCTGAAGCCCTGCCGTATATCGTGTTTCTTACTCTGCCGGGTCAATGCTCACCAGTGCATTACTGCCGCTCACAGTGGGCAGCTTGCCGTCCCACTTCTGGATCTTCTGGTACTCGATCAGCGTATCGGACAGACTTTCTGCCAGTTTACGGTTTGCCTCGGCCTGTGCTTCTGCGGCAATGGAAGTCTTCTGGGCTTCCGCCTCTGCATTGGTGATCGCCACCTGCTTATCCGCTTCTGCTTTGGCAATGGCGGCTTCATTCTCGATCTTCTGCTTATCTGCGTTCTGCTGTGCAATGGACTTCTGCTGGATGGCTTCGTTATAGGCATCCTCGAAATTCATGTCGTTGATGACGACCTTGTTCACAAACACAACATCGTCGCCATATTTCTGCACAAGGGATTCTGCCAGCTTCTGCTGTGCCAGAGGCTCGATCTTGGTGCGGTTGGTTACCTCATTGGGACCAAGTTCAGCCATCGCAGACTTGATTGCCGATGCCACCAGCTCATCACCGACCAGATTCTTGATGTCGGACACATTCGCATACAACCATGCACTCTTCTCAGGAAGCACCTGATAGGTCACGATCACATCAGCGGCATACACAGGGGTCTTGTCGGAGGCTTCTCCCCAGACCTGTGCTTCGATGTGCTTATCCTGCTGCTTGTTGTTGACCTTGTGGATGCTCTGCACAAAAGGAATGCAGAAGTTGAGCTTTCCGCTCTGGATGGTGGTCTCCTGGATCTGACCGAAGCTGGTCTTCACGCCTGTGTAGCCGGTAGGGATGATGTGGAACGAGCAGATTGCCAGTACCAGAACGATGATCACTGCGAACAAAGGAAAAATCTTCTTCATAATCGTATACCTCTTTATAATAATGTAAGCAGAGCCGAAGCCCTGCGGTGTGTGTCGGTCACTTAGCCCTGCGGCTCCTCGGTGTGGCTGGTGTCTTCGGTGTCCACAGCTTCTGCCTGCGGCTCGTAGACCGCATCGTACCACTTGTTATAGACATCATCGGTGGTGTTGGTGCCGGTCTTTGCCTTGACATAACCGTTTGCCAGAGGGGTTGCCTGCAGGTTCAGGGTGTCCGTCTTGACTTCCTTGCTGTCCTCATTGGTCTCACCCTCGATGGACGGACGGCTTGCCACACAGTTGTACAGCACATGACGGATGTGGCGCTGGTCGCCATCAAACTCGAACAGGAAGGCGAAATGCTCCAGTTCCACATTGGCGTTCTCAGCAAGCACGCCGTTTCCATCCAGCTCCTCGTGCATGATGTCCGTAAGGAAGCTCTCCGGGATCAGCGCGATCTCCAGATCACCCTCGTAGCCGGAGTTGTTATTCACGACATAGTAGGCGATGTTGTCCGCATAGAACGGCTCGATCTCGCCATTGGCATCCATAGAAAGACTGACTGCACCGGGGATGCGGACCGGCTTTGCATAGGTGACACTGCCATCTTCGTCAAAGGTTGCCTTGGCATAATGGCAGTTTTTCAGGCCAAATTTGACCTTATTGCTTTGCTTCGACATAGATTATTCCTCCTATCGCCCTGCGGCCGGCTTATACGGTCAGCTCATACAGGACTTCATACATCTTTTCGGTTTCGATCCAGACCTCACTTTTCTCATAGTAGAGTTCGTGTGCGTTCAGGACTTCTTCAATATTTGCTTCCATATCCGGGTCTTTGTAATCGGTGTACACCTCGATGTCCAGCCGGTTAAAGTGGTGGTACACAAGGTTATCCGCACCGAAATTCTCTGCTTTCGGATACAGGAAACAGATAAACGGTGGATCAGGGCTCTCCCCTTCTGCGAAATGGTCATACGCATAAGGAAGTCCCATCTCCTCCACCAGAGCTTTTACTTCTTCGTGGGTCATTGGTTCCTCCTTACTTTAGTGCCTTTTCGATGAGAGACTGGAGCTGCTCGATACCTGCCTGTTCAGCCGGAGCAATATGGGGTCTTCCTGCCACACGACCACCGCCGCGCTTGGCGTGTCCCTTTTCCAACAGATGTGCCAGCTGGTAGCGGTTCTTGGAATGCACCACCATCTGAAGGCTCTGGCTGGATTCGGACTGTTTGGTCGCCACCCAGCTTCCTTTGTATGCGCCTGTCCGGGACGGTGCATTGGAAGAAATCTGGTCTTTGACCGTTTTGGCAGATTTGCGGACTGCCTTCTTGACTTCGGTGGAAGCAAGGGTCGCATATTCTTTTAATCCCTCGTTGATGGCATCTGCCATCTCATCGATGCTGACGGTTCTGCTCATCCGGCTACCTCCTCTCCAGTCTGCAATGAATCTTCAGGATCTTCTTCTGATAGTTCATCGGGTCAACAGATTCGATATTGTAGAGCTGCTCCCGGAAGCGGATGCGGAAACCAGTGGAAGTCAGACCTCTCGTCTCACTGCACCAGCGAACCGTAAACACCACGCTCTTCTGTTCGGCTGTGACCTCACCCTCTTCTTCCTGAGCCTGATAGGTCGAAGCGTAGGCAAAGCAGGTGAAATATTCCTCCCATGTGTTCCGATGGTTTCCGACCTTATCGGTCACGACCATACTTTTCTCAATCGTGATCCGCTCATTCAGTTTCTCGATCATCAGAACACCCCCTCCCTCACAGCAAACAGAATGGAACGAAGCGTCAGCATCAGCTGCTTATGGTCAGCTTCGTCCCGGTGCTCATAGAGATACCCCAGTGCATACAGAATCGCCACACGGCAGGTGCTGCGCAGGGCTTCCAGTTCCCTTGTGGGCTGTACTCCGTTCTCGGCATCCCGGTCAGCGGCATTGACTGCCTCCCACTGGTCTTCCGATAAACGGCCCACGTCCTTACACATCTGCTCCGCAGAAGATAAAAGGATGCCGATCAGGGCATCCTCATCACTGCTGTCCACGCGGAGATAGGTCTTCGCTTCGTAAAGCGGGATCAGTGCCATAACCGGCTCCTCCTTTCCTGGCTTTCTTAGCCCTGCGGTGCCATCTGCAGAAGCTGTACGGCTTCCGGCAGGATCAGCTTGCCATCCACACGCTGGGTGGTCAGGAAACCGACCTGATCAGTACGGGCATACAGCTCGTTCAGACGGCGGAAGGTGCGGTTCTGGCGGTCAGCCACCCAGTAGTAGCTGTAATCGCCAAAGGCCATGACCTTGCTGCCACCCTTGATTTCCGGCATGAAGGCAGAAGTCTTCAGCGGACGGTTCAGCAAGGTATCAGGCTTACCAATCTCCAGACCCGGCTTCCAGATATAGTTGCCGTTGTTGTCCTTGATGGTCATCAGCTGCATCACTAGAGCTTCGTTGCAGAGGAACTGTGCCTTCTTGCGGTACGGAGCCTTCAGTGCATAGTAGAGCTTGAAGATCTCATCGAAGGTAACGGCATCCTTCTGGGCAGCGGTCACACCGACCTTGGCACCGCCAGTCTCAGCCAGCAGCCCCAGAGGCTTGCCCACACCGTCACCGGTGATAAAGGCGCGCTCCTCTGCGTTGCCCATACGCACACCGAAACGGCGGGCAATATAGGTGGCGAGGTCGAAAGCGGAGTCGTTCAGCAGCTCATTGGAGATCTTGATCATAGTGCCCAGCTTGTACGCAGACAGCATGGTCTGACCGAAGGTGGTATCGCTCTCCGGGATCTCCTCACCCTCATCGATCCAGCTTGCCTCACCGGTATCCTCTGCGATGGGGATTTTACGGGTGCCGGAGCTGGTGCGGATGACGGTCGCCAGACCACGGAAGATGTTGTTCTCCTCCAGTGCCTCCACCAGCTTCTTCTCGAACTCATCGGGAACGGTAAAGCCGCCCTCGGTGTCCTCACCCACAGAGAGGGCATTGCGGACCTCGCCGTAATGGCCGCGGTTGCGGATCATGTTCCAGAAGTTCTCGGCATACTCGGCAGTGGCGGTCGGCTTGACATCCTTCTTGGCACCGTTCTTCGGGTCAGCGTGGACAGGACTGGAAGTCGGTGCGGACAGCTGTGCCTCGATCTGTGCCTGCTGCTCCAGACGCTCAATCTCTGCACCCAGGTCCTTGACCTCCTGTGCCATCTTGTTGTACTGCTCCACGGCCTCAGCCTTTACCAGACCGTTCTCGCCGCGGTTCTTCTCCAGAAAGTCCTTGGTCTGCTCCCAGAGAGTGTTGCGCTTGGTGCGCAGTTCCAGAATCTTACTCATAGTGTTTTTCCTCCATAGATTGATTTGTGGTGATATGAAAAACAGCCTGAATGCACATCACTTCATGCACTCAAGCTGCTTCATCAGGATATTGTAGGGGATACTGCCATCCTCGGTCTTGCCGTCCATGTCAAGGACAGGGCCGGAATTAGCAGGTGGTTCTGCCGGAGGGGTCGGCTCTGCGGACGGTTTCGGGTCAGTAGGCGGCTCCTTCGGCTCAGTGTGTTTCTGACCCACATCTTCTGGTTTCACACCCAGACGGTTCAGGACGATTAAATCCATCTGACGGCTGGAGAAAAGGTGCCCTGCCGTATCCTTCTGGAACGGCTTCTTTTCTTCGCCCTCGCCCGGTTCACTGTTGGGGTCTTCTTCCGGATTCTCCGGGTCTGCCGGGTCACTGTCCGGTTCTTCCTCTTTCTTTGCAAAGAGGATCTCGTCTGCAAAGCCCAGCTCCACCGCCTTCTTCGCATTCATCCAGGTCTCATTGCTCATGAGGTTGGCGATACGGGCATGGCTGAGTCCACTCTTTGCAGCATAGGCATTGATGATGCTCTCCTTGACTTCGGTTAGCACCTCGATGGCTTTCTCCATGTCCTTGGTATTGCCCATCGCAACGGTGCTGGGGTCATGGATCATCAGCATGGCAACAGGACTCATCTGGACAGTATCACCGGCCATTGCCACAACAGATGCCGCAGATGCCGCAATCGCATCGATCTTGACCGTGATGCTGCCCTTGTAGTCCTTAAGCATGGTATAGATCTCGGCAGCGGCGAACACATTGCCGCCCGGAGAGTTGATCCAGACGGTCACATCCCCCTCACCGGATTCCAGCTCATCCCGGAACATCTGCGGCGTGATCTCATCACCCCAGAACGATTCCTCATCGATGGGGCCTTCCAGCCGGAGGATTCTGGTATCGTCACTGTTTTTGATCCAGTTCCAGAATTTCTTCATCGGGTTCTCCTTCCATTTTTCCGTGGCTTACTCTCACTCAGCCGGTTATCGCTGTTAGGTTCTTCTTCCGGATCTTGTTCCTCCGGCTGTGTCTGCTTGGGCTGATTCTGCTGGACAGCGGCAGCTTTATTCTGCTGTGCCACTCCTGCATCTTTCAGCTTCACATAGCCGCCGTTCAGGTAGTAGTCGTCACCGCCCTCCTCTGCCGGGATGAGATCCATGTTCTCCAGACGATGCACATCATTCGGAGAGAGGAAGCCGTTACTGATGCCGGTCGCATAGCCGTTCATCCGGCTCTGGTAGTCGCCACGGAGCAGACCGTCCACATTGAATTTCGGGAAGTAGGTATCCTGCTCCTCCTCCAGCAGCAGATCCTTGATGATGCCCTGCTCGATGCGGACAAGCCACGGGGTCAGGGAGTGCATCACGAAGTTCAGCGACTGGTATTCAATGTTGGAGAATGTGGCTCTGGACAGATCGGCTACCAGATGCGGAGGCACACGGAAGATGCGGCAGATCTCCGTCACAGAAAACTGCTTCGTTTCAAGGAACTGACTGTCCTCCGGTGGCAGAGAGATCGGTTTGTAGGCCATGCCCTCTTCCAGCACAGCCACGCGATGGGCATTGGCTGCACCGCCATATGCTGCTTCCCAGTTATCCCGGACACGATTCGGGTCTTTTAAGACACCGGGGTGTTCCAGTACACCACTGGGCTGTGCGCCATTCTTGAAGAAGGACGAGCCATACTTGTCCACCGCAATGGAAGTGCCGAGGCTGTTCTTCATCATGGCGATCGGTGAGAAACCGATCAGACCATTGAATCCAAGTCCCGGCACATGAAAGATCTCGTCCCGGCGGAAGTAGATGTCCTTGTTCTGCTCTCCCGGAACTTCATCCGTGTATGCGTGGTAGATATAGTAGAGCTCGCCACTTTCATCTCGGTCGACTTCGACATTTTCCGGTAAAAGAGGATACAGCCCCAGCACCGTGTTCTTACCATCCCGGACGATCTGTGCGTAGGCGTTGCCCCAAAGGAGCAGGTGGGTCATCAGTGTCTCCCAGAAGACAAAGGATGTCATCTCCGGGTTGGGCTGGCGGTATAAAATCTTGTACAGCGGATGATCCCGCGCCTTTTCCTTGTTGCCATTATCGTCTGTCACCCGGTAGAGATGCAGCGGCAGTGCTGCAATGGACTCCGCCAGCAGACGGACACAGGCATACACAGTTGGGATCTGCATGGCGGCTTTCTCATCCACCTGCTCCCCGGCATTGGAACGGCCAAACACAAAGGTCTGCCCGGAATCGCGGACGTTATCCGTGACCTGCGGCAGACCTTCTTTTGGCTGTTCTGTTTTGGGAGAATCCCTTGGGTTCTCAAACCCCATCCATTCCCAGAATCCCATTAAGCCTTATCTCCTTTCTCCAGTTCCGGCAGACCGGCAAGGCTGGTACCAAGGGACGCAACACCTGCCACGATCACTGCACTGCCGACTGCAACCCAGTCCACCGTGCCGCCGGGCATCTGTGTCACGACCAGAGCCGCACCGGTCTGGAACATTGTCTTTGCAGCACGGATGCCGGCTGCCTTCCACCATTCTGCACTCATCAGATACTTCATTGTGTTTTCCTCCAAATCTTCATATCAAAAAACGATCATGTCACGTTCGTCGTAGACGCTTCCCTGCTGCTGTCCTTCATTTCGGATACAGCGGTCCAGTGCCATGATCGCAGCGACGATACCATCGATCTTCTCCGGCGACTTCGCCTTGGTCGGCTTGATGTTGCCAGCCGGGTCGGTATCCACGACCACATTCCCCGCCATCCATGCCATGACCGGATTGCCGCCGTGGATGATCCTGCCTTCCATCAGGAGCTTGTAAAACTCCTTGGTAGGCGGGCTCATATCTTTGAAGCCCTGACCGAAAGGAATGACTGTGAAGCCCATCCCCTCAAGGTTCTGGGTCATCTGCACCGCTCCCCATCGGTCAAAGGCAATCTCCAAAATGTGATAAGTCTTGCCCAGTTCCTCGATGACTTTTTCGATAAAGCCGTAGTGGATGACATTTCCCTCGGTCGCCATCAGGTAGCCCTGCTGATACCAGACATCATACGGAACGGATGCCCTGCGCACACGCTGGGGAATCGTATCCTCCGGTATCCAGAAGAACGGAAGCATGATGTATTTCTCCTCTGGAACTCTGGGCGGGAACATCAACACAAAAGCCGTGATGTCTCCGGTGCTGGACAAGTCCAGTCCGCCATAACAGTCACGACCTTTGAGGGCTTCCATATCAATAGGCTGGTTGCCGAGATTATAGATGTGTTCCGGGATGAACCTGGTCAACGAAGACACCCACATATTCAGACGGAGCTGCTTGAACACGTTCTCCTCTGCCGGGTTATCCAGTGCTTCCTGGTACGCATCCCGGACACGCTGGATCTGGATGGTCTGGCCCAATGAGGGGTTTGCCTTATACCAGTTGGCTTCATCGTGCCAGTCATCTTCATCCGTCAATCCATAGACCACGGGGTAAAATGTGTGGTCGATCTTACGGCCAGCCAGCAGGTCAAGCGCCTTCATGTGCAGCTCGTAGCAGATGCTCTCCTTGTCCGTGCCGGCCGTGGTGATCAAGAAGAACAACGGCTGCTCACGGGCATCACCGGAACCTTTGGTTAGGACATCGTAGAGTTTTCGGTTTGGCTGGGCATGAACCTCATCCAGAACAAGACCTGACACGTTCAGGCCGTGCTTCGTGCCTACTTCGGCAGACAGGACTTGATAAAATCCTGCGTTCCCATAGTTCACGATTCGCTTGGTGGCTGCCATGATCTTGCACCGTTTCAAAAGTGCCGGGGTCATCTGCACCATCTGATGGGCGACATCAAAAACGATGGATGCCTGCTGGCGGTCAGCTGCAGCACCATAGACTTCGGCAGATGGCTCGTTATCGGCAAAAAGCAGATACAAGGCCACCGCAGCGGCAAGCTCGGATTTGCCATTTTTCTTACCGATTTCGACATAAGCCGTGCGGAACTGACGGTTTCCTCTCTCGTCCACGATACCGAACACATCCCGGATGATCTGCTCCTGCCAAGGAAGCAGCCAGAACCGCTTGCCTGCCCATTTGCCTTTGGTATGACGCAGGTTTTCAATAAAGGTCACTGCCCGGTCTGCTTTTGTCGCATCGTAGTGGCAGGTCGGAAGCATGAACCGGCTGGGTTTGTAGTCCTTCAGTTTCGGATAATTTTTTGGTCTACACTCTGCCATCAGCTTCCACCTCCTCCCAGCAGATTCTCCATCTCATCAGCTGCATCCGCGGGACCACCGTCCGAAGCAATGATCCGGCTTCGGGAGGACGGGGTCAGACCGAACTGCTCTGCGAACTTATTCATGATCTTCAGATAGGTCTGGGCGATAGATACCTGCGGCACTTGCTGCCAATACCCGGACGGGGTCTTGACGATAGTGCCATGCTGGGTGATGAACTCCTCTGCCTCCTTCCACCGGGCATACGCCTGACAGTAACCGGCGAAGGCCGCCATATCCACCTCGGTCAGGATGCCGATGGCTTCCATCTGTTTGGCAAGTCTGCGCCATTCTTTCTTTGCTTCCGGCTCCAGCCACTTTGGACAGGCCGGTGCTTTCTTGTTGGGCTTCGGTTCGCTGGTATTCAGCGGATGCTTGCCCGGATTGCCTTCCAGTTCCTTCATGGCGGTCGGCTTTGGTTTTCTGCCTCTGGTAGCCATTGGCTTCCCCTCCCTTCTGTAAAAATGGGTAAAGAAAAAGGACCTCCGAAGAAGTCCTTGAAATATCATTTTCCCCAATGGGAAACTTTTCAACATAAGCAGCAAATAGTTTCCCGTTTCGGCAATTTTATATAAAACACATCGGATACGAGGCACAGCCCCTTTTCGGGGCGTATACCTTTTAGGTGCTGTTATGCGTTGGGGTTGGCTTCCTTCCAAGCCTCGTATTCGTCGACCAGCTCCGCTTCCTCGATGACCTGCCAGACGCTGCAGAAGCGGCTTCTCTGCTGCTCGATCTCCGCTTCCGTCCAATCTTCCGGCTTGCGGCTCATGTCGTGGTAGGCATCCATCTCCGCTTTCGTCCGGAAGAAAAGGATCTGCTTCAGCTTCAGCGTTTCCTCGTTGTTCCGCAGGCTGTACCGCTTGTCCTCTGCCGCCCTGCAAAGGCTTCCGAGGTCGTTGCAGCTGAGGGTCATGTCCTGCTTGAAGGCGATCTCGATGCCGATCAGTTTCTTCTCGGTGTCGGCTTCCTGAATGTTCTTAAGGTAGGTTTTTGCTTTGTTCGTCATGGTCTGTATCCTCCGTGTGTTTTGTTTTCCGTAGGGCTTTTCCCTTCGTTGTGACTGTATATTACCGTCACTGCCGGATACTATCAAGCGGCTATGCTGCACGATCATACACACCTCTTTTTGTCAGATTTATGTGTATTTTCACGCCGGAAGAATCCGCCACTACGAGCAAAAGCTCCCGAAGGAGCTCTGCCCTTTTTCAGTGTGCGTTCTTGATGCACCACTCGATCGCGTGTCCGGCATCCGTGTAGGTCTCATCGGAAATCTTCAGAAGTTCCAGTCGGCACTCAATCGGTGACCAGCCTTCCTCTGGGTCTTCCACAAAGCCGTATACCGCTCCTTCCAGCATGCCGTTCCAGTTCATCTGGGCAACCAGAACCCGGTCACCGAACTGCATGATGCTGTCGTAGCAAGGTCTGAGTCGGTCGTAGAAGCTCTCGATGCTGATGTTGTTTTCCGGGAAGTCGATCAAATGCTTTTTCATAGTGAATTCCTCCGTGTTTTCGTTTTTCCCTTGGGGCTTTCCCCTTTCGGTATGTGCATATTACCGTCAGGTGCAGCAGATAGCAAGCGGCTAAAGTACACGATCTTCCGTCTGGAATACCGGGCAGAATGTACATCACTCTACATCCTGCTCCATGAGTTCCACAATGGTATCGTAGAAGAACTGCGGGTCATATGCCAGCGGTTCCCGTCCAGCTTCCTTATCCATCCTAATCTGGTCTTCCACCATATCCTCGGCATCCTCCAGCGTAAAGCCATCCTTATCGCTATCATCCATGTGGTTGTAGATTTCCATGATGACATCCATCATCCGTTCTTCCATGTGCTTTTCCTTCCTGGCGCATCCACGCCGCCACATCTGCCCCTGTCTGGGGCGCTGTCGGTTCATTCGGATCGTTTTGCCAGCCGTGGCACAAGCCCCTGTGTGGGGCTGTGTCGTGGGGCTGTCGGTTTATCTAGTCATCCGTCCCAGCAGGTAGGCTTCTTCCATTGCCTTCTGGATGCCCCAGACCGGAACCTCAATGAAGTCCTCGCTGTCATTATCGTGGGCTTCGAGGTCGCCCCGGCTGTCTACCGCTGCCATCAGGCGCTTGGCGATCTTCAGCAGGGCTTTTTCCTCTTCCTTGGTGATGTTCTTCTTCATGGTGGTTTCCTCCGTTTTTCTTGGTTTTCCGTTTCGGTATGTGCATATTACCGTCTATGTCACACACTATCAAGCGGCTATACTACACAAAGATAGCCGCCCGGAACTGTGCGTATTACAACAGAAGAAAAGGGCTGCCGTTACCGGCAAGCCCCATGTGTTTCTCTGGCTTAGTAGTCTTCTTCGTCCTCGTAATCTTCCTCTTCGTCCCAGTCATCTTCCTCTTCATCCCAGCTGTCATCCTGGTCTTCTTCCTCATCCTTGAAGTCCCACATATCTTCGGTCGGCTGGTTTCTAAGGTCTGGGTTCTGCTCAACATAGTCGGCAACCGCTCCGCAAAGGATGTCCAGAACCTTTTCGTAGGCTTCCTCACTGTAGACTGCCCAGGCATCTGCAGTCAGCTTTGCGATTTTGTCGTTGCCCTTGGCTCCAAGGAACCGCCCTGCAGGGTTGCAGGTTTCCTTGCCGTAGCCGATGCCCAGCTGGTCGCCGTCGTTGTAAAAGCGGTATCCGATGCGGCTCATTGCCCTTACCAGCTCCCCTGCGAGGCTGTCTGCCTTGCCCGTATCCGGTACCAGTTCCTTGAAAAGTTTATTGATGCGGTCTTCGTTCTTCGTCATTGTCGTATCCTCCGTTTTTGTTGTTTTCCCCTTTCGGTGACTGTATATTACCGTCACCTCGAAACACTATCAAGCGGCTAAACTACACGATCATTCAATCCCGTAATTGTCATATTTATGTGCTTTTCATGCCAGCTTTCGGAAGACAGACACGAGCAAAAGGCTGGTCATTTCCAGCCCCTTGCGCCTGTCGGTCTTGCCTTTAGCGGATGATTTCGAGGTAGCTTACGTTGCCCCAGCAGTCCGTTCCCTTGAAGCGGATGCGCTTGTCGTTCTCCCTGTCGAGGGTGAATTTCCGAAGGAGCTTCATCTTCTGGATGCGGTTCAGAAGGTCCTTGCCGTTCTTCGCATCCTCAACGGCATCCCTGATCTCGACCACCGCGCTGTCGCTTCCGTACCAGAGGTTGCTGAGTGCCTCTGGGATTCCGTTCGCAAGGTAAAGGTTGATTTTTGTGTAAGTCATGTTTTTGTTCTCCTCTCAAAATGTCATCGTTTCCAGAATCTCATCCATGCCTGTCTCCCAGTCATGGCGGCTAAGTTCAATTTTGCTGTACATCTCTGCGCTGTCCGGCTCATCAAAAAGCTGGAAGCATTCTCTTGCCAGCTCCTCGCTGGTGTGCTGCTGGATTTCATCCGGCTGTCCATCCAGCCGTGTAAAGGTGATCTCGTAAGTGTAGCGTTCCATGTTCTATGCCCCTTTCGTTTTGGTAGCTGTATATTACCGTCACTGCCGGATACTATCAAGCGGCTAAAGTACACGATCATCTGCACCCTGATCTGGTGGATTTATGTGTTTATCCGGGGAGGTTTCCCTCCCCGTTTTGCCTAGCTGAACATCTCTGCCGTGTCATCGTCGATCCAAAGGTGCATGCCGTCTGCTTCCATGATCGCATGGTCTTCATGAACCTCGGTGATGATTCCTTCCCGGCTTCCGCTTCCATCGAATTCGTTCCAGTGCCATGTTGTCTTTCTCCCTTTTTTCCATGTTCTCCAATCAGCCATTCTGCTGTCCTCCTTTGCTTTTTGTAGCTGTATATTACCGTCACCGCCCTGTGATAGCAAGGCCATAAAACGTCATATTATCAACGATCTTTGCCCCTCATGTTTGGTACATATATAACCCCTGATTGACTTGCTATATATGTGTTTCTGCGGCATTATACACACAACGAAAACAAAGAAAACCAAACCAAAAACGGAGGACAAAAACCATGAAAAAGGCCATTACAGAAGTTGAAACCGCAATCGAAAACCGCATCGCAGAGCTTGAAGAAGAATACGAGCTGGACATTTACGACCGCAACGACATCCGGGAAGAAGAATACCAGAAAGCCGGATGGCGGCACGACCCCTTCCCAGAAGAGCTTGAGGAAGAGGACGAAGAAGAGGAAGAAGATTGGCACTACCACAGCATGGAAGAACGACTGAACGAGGTCGGCATGAGCATGAGGGATTTCTTCTAAGGAATCCCAAAAGGCGCCCCCAGCAGAAGCTGGGGTTCTGCCTCATATCCCCCGTTTTGGTTTGGTATGATACACAAAACCGCTGCCAGATGTTTGTGTACATTATGGCGGCGGTTCTCCTTGCTATCGTTGCTTTCCAGAGGTAATATACAGTAAACTGGAAGGGGGTTCTCATTCTTTTGAGGCCCCCATTTTCCGTCTAATCGGCTTCGTCCTGCATTGCCTGATGCATCACCCTGCGGTTATGCGCTCTGGCTTTCTTTTTCAGGTCCCTTTTCCATCTGCGGATGGTCACCGCCTTGCAGTGGTTTCTCGACCATTCGTATTCATCCAGAATGTATCTGCCGCCGTGTTCCCTCTCGCCATAAGCCGGCATCTTCCTGTGTCCCATAGGCTCCTCCTGTTAAACCAAGCCCTCCCGGTCTTTTCTGGCCGAGAGGGTATTTTTCTGATTGTGGTATCTTATTCCGGCTTCGTTCCGTCATCCATCTGGATGACTGCCATCTGCCCGAACATGCTGACGAATGCCTCCGGCACCCAGAAGCGTTCCCTGAATTTCCGGATGAGGTCCTGGGGCAGCTCTGCGAAATCTTCCTCGCCCAATCCGCAGATGAAGAAGTTTCCCTTGATGGGCTGCTCCAGCTCCGGAATGTATCTGCTGAATGACTTCTCGGTGAACAGCCCGTTGTCATCGGTGACCAGAGCGGCGCGTTCTTCCCACGGGTAGGTGGCTGTGATGCAGTCGCAGTCGAGGATGCGGTAGAACTCTTTCAGGGAGTTTTCAATGTCCACCACCTGCGGATGCTCCATCGGTTTGATCAGAAGAACCTTCATTCGACCCAGCCTCCTTTCACGATTGCCCAGTCTGCAAGATGCATCTTCTGCTGTCCGCCCCATGCAATGTCCTCTAATGCTTCCTCCGTTCCGCAGCGGTTGCAGATCTGGATGTCTGCCCTTCGGCTGAGTGCCTGCTGCTGATGGTCGTAACAGTCAGGCTTTGCTCCGCACCTGGGGCAACGTGGGCCGGTCTGTCGCGTTTTACCAAGGCGGTCGAGCGACACCTTGACCTCGGCATCCGTTGCCACACGGTGGCAACTGTCCGCGCCGTAGGCAACGTTCAGATGGCTTCCGGTGTCCCAGCTCACCAAGATGTTTCCGGCATCATCGACCCCGTTGCAGGTTCCCTGCGTTCCGATGGGCGGTGCCTGCCTGTCATCCATCTCATCGAGGACGATCCGGCATCCGACCGGGAACTCTTTTCTCAACTTCCTGACCATTTTCTGATCTACGAAATTCATGCCTGCACCTCCTCGATCATCCGCTGAGCGGCATCCTTATCCATGCATTCCTTCAGCGCACCTTCGAGGATGTGCATCGGGAAGCGGAATGCCTTATAGCCGTCATGCAGAACTTTGTAGTAATACCGGCTCGGTGCGCGGTGTCCGAAGTCGTTCTCCATGATGTAGACCATTGCGGTCACCATCTCCGGTTCTGCCCCTTCCCGGATCAGTTCGATGTTCAGGTCTTCCTTGCGGTAGTAGTTCGGGTAGCCCTCATAGAGGTCGAGGTTTCCTTCGTCCCTTTCCGAGATTTCCCACACCAGAACCGGCGTGTTCTTCTTCGGGTTCGGTGCGATAGTGGCGCAGCCGCGGAACAAAAGCTCCCAGCCGGCCAGCACCGCCTGCCCTGCAATTTTTGCATCCGGACACCGGTATGCCATCTGCTCCACCGACAGGTTGCTGCCGTAGGCGATGTAATATTTCTTGTTCTTCATTTGAATCTCTCCCTTCGGTTTTCTCCGCTCTTGTCTGGCGGTATGGTATATATCACTCTTCTGCCCTGATTTATCAAGGCCGATGAGCATCATATACTGCACAATGTTTTTTGCTTTTGATCGTGTACTCTTACATCATCTGCTGCTTCTTCAGATACCGGATGGCTTCTGCCCTTCCGATACTGGCTGCCAGTCCACGCTTCAGTGTGTCCAGCGGAAATTCCCAGTCGCTGTATCCGCCGTGCAGTAATTCAAAATACTCGGCATCCGGGCAGCCAAGCCGCCGGTCCTCGTGCATCACATAAGCGATGCAGGGCTTTGCCTTTTTCATGCGGTTCCCGTTCAGGTTCCAGACCGGAAGCTGGAACTGCTTCTTGTAATAGTATCTTGGGCATCCCTCGTACCGGTCCAGCAGGAGCTCATCATATTCCGAGAGCTTCCAGACCACTGCCGGTACGCTTTCATTGGCGTCCTGCTCAATGGTGGCATAGCAGCCGGTCTTGCTCATTTTGAACAGAAGCCGGTAGCCCTTGATCTCGGTCGTGCCGACCACCACAGCATAGGGGCATCTCTTTCCCATCCGCTCCATGTCGAGGTTGCTTCCGTAGGCAAGATAATATCTGGATGGGCTTCGGCTGATCAATTCAAACATCCGCCTCACCGTCCTCCCTGCCAGTGAATTCCACGCCCTGGAAATCATCTGTCCCAAGCTCAATCTGGCTGTCCTGCCACCAGTCCTCTGCCACTCGCTGGGCTTCCTCCACGGTCGGCTCTTTCATTTCGGATTCATAAATGATCACCGTTCTCTGGTAGGTCTCGGTGATGGTCACCTTAAAGGTCCTGCCGCCCGGTGTGCTTTCATTTTTTAACGTGCTTTTCATAAACCTGCACCTCCTTCTACCACCTCAAGGGCGGTTGCCCGCCCAAAAGGTGCCCGTGCATCCCGGCTTATTTGTTCCGCCAGGATGCGTTTCCCTCCATGTTCCGCAGAAGGATCTCCCTTGCCGTTGCGAATTCATCCCCGATGAATCCCAGCCTCAGCATCCAGCACCGCATCGCGTACTTTTCGTTGTCGGTCTGCTGGGGCTTCGGGCTTGCCGTTCTGACCATCTTGGCAAGCTGGCTCATTGCGAGGCAAAGCTGGATGTAGGCTTTCATCTCACCGGCGTGCAGCCCGTTGCGCTTTCCGTCCGCTGGGTCTGCGAATTGGAAAAGGCGGAATTCAATGGTCCCTTTTGTAAAGGTGGCATGGAGGTTCAGCATGTGGTACCGACTTGAATTGTAATGGGCATTCCGGTTTTCCCAGCTGGAACCGTTGCCTTCGTACCAGATGTCTTCCAGCTTGCGCATGGTGGTCGGCTTCTCGCGGTTCAGCCGGTCGAGGAAGCGGTGGTCGACCACCCGGCAATATTGTCCGGTGCGCCCTGCATCGATTCGAATGGCTCTGCCGATCTGCTGTTCGTGCGCCGCCATGATGTTCACAAGGTTGCGGATGGTCTTTGCGGTGTGGTCGCCTTTGCCAATGTGAATGTGGACTCCGCATCCGCGGCTTGGGCCGCTCTTTGCTCCTGCCTTTCGGAGCAGCCGGATGATTTCCTGCAAGGTTTCGATGTCGTCGTAGGTGAGGATCGGGGTGACCAGTTCGCATTTTTCTGCGTCCGGTCCGTAGATGCTCACGTCCCTCTGGAATTTCCAAACCCTGCCCTGCTGGTCTTTGCAAGCCCAGCTGTAATATCCGTACTCGCTGGCGGCGTTCCATGCTCTGGTTCCGAAGTACTCGGCAACCTTTCTTGCCGCTTTTTCTCTGGTGATGTTGTTCATCTCGATCTCAACTCCGATGGTCTGGTTCTTCATGGCTTCAATCTGCTCTCTTGTTTTATCGTTCATGGTATGTTCTCCTTTGTTTTTTCCTTGTTTTCCCTTTCGGTATGTGCATATTACCGTCAGGTGCGGATAATAGCAAGGATATAAAAGAACATATATTCGACAAATATGAGGCAGAATGATCGTGTACATTTCTGCGGTTTATACGCTTGATAATGTACATTTTCAGAGTTAATATCGGTACAATGGAAGAGGGTCTCGCATATTTTTCGGCCCCCATTGGGGGATTGGGAGCTTACGCTCCCGCCTCCAGCATCTGCGCCGTATCTGCCCCACAGTCGGGCTGTGTCGGCTGGGCTGCATCCTGTGCGGCCGTTTCCCAAGTGGCAGGATCGCCGTTCTGTGCCGCCTGTTTCGCGGCTTTCAGGGCATCCCGCTTTGCCTTTTCCCTTGCAAGGAACTTCTGCGCTTCCTCATCCGTTCGGAAAGCCGCATGGCCGGAAAGATTCTCCATGAGGATCTTTCGTGTTTCTTTGAAATCCGGACCGTTCATCCCCAGCCGCAGGAGCCATGTGCGGAGTGCGTATTTCTCATTCTCATCGTTGACATCCTTTGCCTGGATGCGTTTCTGGCTGATCGCCTGCTGGTTCATCAGGATGGCAAGGTGGCCGAAAGCCGTCAGGTGAGCATAGTCGGAAGCCGTCGGGAATCCTGTGAAGGAAACCTTTTCTTCTGTGATCACCAGACCTTCCATCGCAGTTCCGCACTGTGCTTCGTAACTTTTAAGCGCCTCGATGAAGTTTGCCACCGTGTAGGTGCAACTGTCATCCCGCAGTGTTTCGACCAGGTCGGTTTCCACATGAAAGTGCCCGCCCGTTGCCTTGCTGATGAGTCGGCCCCGGCTGTAGATGAGGTTGACCAGATTGCGAAGGCTCACACCATTATGCTGGCTGGTTGGGAAGGCAAGTTCCAGATCCAGCGGTACTTCTTCCGGCTGGTCTTCGCTTTCCGATTCCTCTGCATCCGGCTCATCCTCTGCCGTATCATCCGGCTCCGCTTCGGCCACAGGCTCCTCTGCCAAGTTTTCAGTCGGCTCTGTGTTTTCCGGCTGGTCATCCGTGCTCTCAATGCTCTCGCAGCCGCGAATCAACCCCTCATTCAACAGGGTCGTCAGCAGCTCGGCATCTGCATTCTCCGATTCGACCAGAAGATTGCCGTCCCGGTCGATGGTGTAGTTGCCGATGTCATAAGCATACAGCGGCGCTCTGGTGTAGTAAGGATGGATGCCCGTCAGCTCCTCCATGCGATTTGCAAGTGTCTTGCGGTCGGCTATGTTCAATTCAAATTTCAACATAATTCATTGCCCCTTTCGTTTTTTGTCTTTGTACGTCCCGATGTTTTTTTTCGGTAGCACATATATCACTCTGAACCGGTCAAATAGCAAGGCCATTTCCCGATATTCTTCATGTTCGACCAATTACACAAGGGACTGCAGAATCTGTTGTGTAAATAGGACCAATATGTAAGCCCACCATATTACCGGGTCACTTTCTACCTAGTAATATAGCGGGCCAGTTTATTCTTCCAGACCTGCACACCATGCGATGCCGGCCAGAACAAAAAATGCGTTGGTCAGGCATATGCCGTTGCCCCAGATACGGTACTCTGCCGAATCCGTATACGGGTCAGCCAGCCATTTCCGGATCTGCTTCTCCGTCTTCGGCTTCTTGGCATGGGTCACGATCTTGCGGTGCGTTTCAAACACATCCGCCCAGAATGCCAGCTCTTCTTCGGTCGGGTCTTCTGTTCCAAGGTTCCGGCACCACCAGTCCGGGAAGCCCTGTAGTCTGGCACACTCAGTCGGTGTCAAGCGGCGGACGGTATAGGTCACAGGTGCAGGCTGTGCTTCCGGGTTGTCGATGACCAGACGGTCATTGAAAGCATCCTGCCCGTTGAAGCCGCTTGGATGCGCCCCGGTTGCCACCGTTCCCATGACACCCTCGTTCAGATGCGGCACCGGTGCGATGGTGGTCGGGTCTTTGTAGTCCCGTGCCATCAGAGTCGGTGCGACCTCTTTTGCCACCTGCATATAGGAGCCGGTGGTCATGGCATACACATCCTCCGGTGCGCAGACTGCATGGCGGTCTGTCGCGTCCAAGGTGAAGCAGACATCCTCATTGACGCCATCCCCTTTCGGACCGTTCTCATCCTTGCGGCCGATCATGTTCCCCTGCAGGACGAAGGTCTGCTGCTTCATCCCCGGCTCTGCTGCAAGTGCCGCTGACTTTTCTCCAAGATCCCGGACTTCATCCCTCTGGTTCTGGGTAAAGGCGACCGGCTCTACCACGCAGATACCGCCCTGATTGCAGGTCGGATCTCCACCACTGCGGTCTAGTGTCCGGGAGGTCTCCGCTTCATAGAAGCCGCTATGCGGATTATCGGACATCATGGAGTGGCTGGCTTTAGAGCAGACACCGTAGCATTTCGGAACGAACAGTGTCTGGTCGTTGTTGCAGCCGAGGGTAGCTGACTTTTCTTCCTGCCAGATAGCGCCCTTGCCACCGCCTTCACACCCGGAACGGATCTTCAATGTGACCGCCGGAGAGTTTTCAACTTCTTTCACCGGGCTTTCCACTGAATTTTCAACAGCGTCCATGACCATCGGGACATTACCGCCACCCGTACCACACCGGCTTGTCAGTGTCTGTACCTTACCGTCCTCGGAAATCTTCACCCGGCTGTCCGCAGGATGATTTTCCAGTGCGATGGCGGCCGGCACGACACCAGCCCGGAGGGTCGGTGACCGTTCCTCTTCGTATCCAATGCTTCTGGCATTTGCGGAATGCTCGGTACAGAAACCAGCGGCTTCCATAACACACGGCGGATGATGTGCCTCCGCACGGAGGGTGGCTGTCACCTCTTCCGTCACATCCATCCTCTCTCCGCCCTGATCGTTCAGACAGAGCCGTCCTCCTGCTCCACTGCAGCCTGTCTCTCCAGCGCCGCTTTCAGCACCGGCGGCAGCTCTTTGCCACGCACGGAAGCCCTCCGCAGAATACCGAGACACGCCTTCGGACTCAAATAATACCTTTTGGGCACTCTGGTCTGCAAAATCTGCGACAAGGTAGATACGTTTTCTTCTTTGGGGAACGCCCCACCATTGTGCATCAAAAACTCGATATGCGACGCTCCATCCGTCTCCCACGTAGTAGTCAGCGTCGGGCCATCCTTTCTTCTCAGGCGCAGGCACCGAGGAGGACGGTTCTTTAACACCGATGACAGCTTCGAGGACTGCTTTGAAGTCCTGCCCTTTGTTTGAGGAGAAGGCCCCTGGCACATTCTCCCACACGATAAATCTTGGTTTTTCTCCATTGGTCTTACACCTCATTTCCTTCACGATTCGGATTGCTTCGTAAAACAGGCTGGACCGTGAACCATCCAGACCGTCCCGCTTACCCGCGATGGACATATCCTGACAGGGACTGCCAAAAGTGATGATGTCTACAGGAGGTAGGTCTGCACCGCTGATAGTAGACACATCTCCATAATGCTTCACCTGCGGCAGACGCTTGGTCGTGACCCGGATGGCAAACGGCTCGATCTCACTGCTCCACACCGGAGTGATCTGCCCGGTCAAAAGCCCGCCCAATGGAAAACCCCCGGAGCCATCAAAGAGGCTGCCGAGGGTCAGCTGTTTATTCTCCATCAGCGACCTCCCTTTCCGGCTCGAAGGTCGCCACTTCCTCGAACTTCAGCTTCTGACTGTCACGGATGACATACACATCATCGTAGTGACCCTCGCTGTGTTCGATATAACGCTTCACGATCACATCCACGAACTTCGGGTCCAGCTCGATGCCTCGGCACACACGGTCGGTTTCTTCGCAGGCGATCAGGGTAGAACCGCTGCCAAGGAACGGATCGAGGACGATGCCGTTGGTCATGGTGGAATTTCGGATCGGATAGCTCATCAGGCCGATGGGCTTCATGGTCGGATGGTCCTTGTTGGACTTCGGCCGGTCATACTCCCAGATGGTCGTCTGCTTCCGGTCGGAATACCACTGGTGTTTCCCCTTCTGCTTCCAGCCGTAAAGACACGGCTCGTGCTGCCACTGGTATGGACTGCGTCCCAGCACCAGAGCATTCTTCTTCCAGATACAGCACCCGGACAGGTAGAACCCTGCATCCTTGAATGCCTTTCTAAAGTTCAGCCCTTCCGTATCTGCATGGAAGATATAGATGGAGCCGTCATCCGCCAGATGCCCATGCATCTGCTGGAACGCTGCCAGCAGGAACTGGTAGAATTCCGAATCGCCCATGTTGTCGTTCAGGATCTTGCCAGCCGTTTCTTCCACATCCACGTTATAAGGGGGATCGGAAAGTACCAGATTTGCCTTGGTGCCGTCCATCAGGGTATCGTAGCATTCTGGCTTGGTGGAATCGCCGCACAGAACGATGTGCTTACCCAGATGCCAGAGGTCGCCCTCTTTAGAGAAGCACGGCTGCTTCAGCTCCGATTCCACATTGAAATCATCTTCCTTGACCTCTTTGCTGTGGACCTTGTTGAACAGCGTCTCGATCTCCGGCGGTTCAAAACCGGTCTTTCCAAGATCGAAGTTGGAATCCTCAATGTCCTTCAAAAGATCAGCCAGCAGGGAATCATCCCATGCACCCGTGATCTTGTTGAGTGCGATGTTCAGGGCCTTCTCCCTGGTCTTGTCGATGTCCACCACCGCGCAAGGCACTTCGGTGTAGCCCAGCTCCATCGCTACTGTCAGTCTCTGGTGACCACCGATAATCGTCATGTCGGCATTGACCACCAAAGGAGCTGCGAAGCCGAACTCCGTAATGGAGTTCTTAATTTTCTCGTACTCTTTATCCCCCGGCTTCAGCTTTTTCCGGGGATTGTATGCAGCCGGCTTGAGTACGGACACCGGCAGCATCTTCAGTTCAGCAGTCGCTTTCATGTAGGTTCCTCCTAATTCAGATTCCCATGCGAATGACCCCTGAAAACGGCACGAAAAAGGAGCCGAACAAAAAGCCCGACTCCATTTCATCTCCATCTTCCTGCGGCTGTTCAGCCATCTCGCACCATTCCGGGTTTTCCCCATTCACAGATGCCAAGACCTTATCTTCCGCATCGTCAATCGCATGTACACAGATACCCCCGGTGTTGAACATCGGATACACACCGATAATTTTCTTACTCACTCCTGTTCGCCTCCTTCTTCCTGCCCCGGTTGGCACAAGCCCGGCTGCAATATTTTCGTTCCAACCCGTACTGATGCCGGTAGGAAAACTCCCTGCCGCACACCGGGCAGATCTTCGACCGCACGGTCTTCCAGTTCTCCGGTTTCGGATGGGTGTTGTTCCACCGTGACCGGCATTCCGGTGAGCAGAATTTCCGTGGTCTGCCTTTATGATTCGGCACAATGGCTGTACCGCACTGAGGGCAGAACGAAAAAGCCATGTCCTTGATCATCTCAGCCGTATAATCTTCCATCTACCCTCACCTCACTCTCATTTTTCGCCGTTTCTTCGGCAGTTTCTTAGAAAAATCTCATAATTCATACGAAAAGCGGCGAAGTGGAAATCGGCCCCGTCCCGCCCGGTTGAATTGTTGTTGCGGCGGCCGATTCTCGCTCGCCCTCGCTCCTCCCGGAACAAGCTAAAATGTGCGAAAGCTCCCTGTTTTCGAGAAGTTTCACACACTTTGGTTCATTTCGGGGAAAAAGAATGGCACCGGAACGAAAGCTCCGATGCCTGTACATTTTCCTGTTTCATTTTGCGCCGTTAATCCTCTGACCCCCGGCCTATGAATTTTGCGGTTTTTCACAGAAAAGGGGCCACCGGTCTCCGTGTGACTTCACCGTAGAGAAGTGACCCCGGCCCCCGGCGGGGTGTCAGTAGGTGTAGGTCGGGTTGATGTCCTCGGTCAGCGTCTTCTTATCGTGACAACTCTTGCAGAGAGACTGCCAGTTGTTCTGGTCCCAGAAAAGTTTCTGGTCCCCACGATGCGGAACGATGTGATCCACCACCGTTGCCCGGACGTACTTGCCCTGCTTGGCACACTGCACACAGAGTGGATGAGCTTCCAGATACGACTTTCTGACTTTCTGCCACCGCCTGTTGTACCCTCGCTTCGCTGCCGGGCGGGTCACCTCTGGATGGAGAGGCAGGTGCTTCTCACAGTAGAGTCGGCCGGCTTCCACCAGCTCCGGGCAGCCGGGGTGATGGCACGGTGTCTTTGGTCTGTACGGCATGGGTCAGTCCTCCCACGGAAGACCAGCCTTACCGAAATGACCGTAAGCACTGACCTTGTTGTAGTCTACATCCAGCAGACCCAACCGCTTGATGATCCCCTGCGGGGTCAGATCGTAGCTGTCATGGACGTAGGCTTCGATGAAGTCAAGGGACTGGTGCTCCGTACCGAAGCACTCCACTGCCACACCCACTGGCTGTACCACGCCGATGGCGTAGGCCAGCTGGACTTCGCACTTGTCAGCGTAGCCCGCCTGCACGATGTCCTTGGCAATCTTCCTCGCCATGTATGCAGCGGAACGGTCCACCTTGGTTGGATCTTTGCCGCTCAGAGCACCACCACCCATACGACCGATGCCGCCATAGGTGTCGCACGCCAGCTTCCGGCCGGTCACACCACAGTCGGCGTAGCTGCCGCCCAGCACGAAACGGCCGGTCGGATTGACCAGCTTCGTGAAGTCACCATCCAGACCGTACTCGCAGGCGGCCAGCACCATCATGGATTTGATGATGTGCCGGAAGTCGCTGACCTCCACATCCGGGCTGTGCTGCACAGAGCAGAGGAAGGTGGTGATTCGGCCGGTGTCGTAATCGTAGCTGACCTGTGCCTTGGCATCTGCACGGAACATCTTAGACGGATAGTTCTTCAGCAGTTGCAGGAACTTGGTGGCGACCATGTAGGGAATCGGCATCTGCTCTGCCGTCTCGTTGGTGGCGTAGCCATACATGATGCCCTGGTCACCGGCACCGCCCTTATCCACACCCAGTGCAATATCCGGGGACTGCTTGTCCACCAGAATGCCGATGCGGAGAAGCTCGGTCAGGTTCCATCCCAGCTTTTCAGCACCGATGCGGTTAAACACATCATGGACAATCTGATTGTAGTTTGGCCGGTAATCGGTGGTGACCTCACCGGCAATAAAAAGCTGGCTCTTTTTCAGCAGACACTCGATTGCCACACGGGCGTTCTTGTCATGCTGGAGAATGTCGGTCACAATGGCATCTGCAATCTGATCACAGATCTTATCGGGATGACCATTGCTGACCTGTTCACAAGTGATGATCTTACTCATGTTCTGTCCTCTCTTTCCTGTATCACAAAGCAGGCCGTTTTTGCCCTTGCCCACAAATAGGCTCCCACAAAGACTGCCTGCCCTGTTTCTGTTCATGGTTTCCGTTCATTCTCTTATTTTTCTTTCTTCTTCTCAACTCATGTAGCATGTAGCAACCATGTAGCTGAATTTTATATAAGAAAGCTATAAAAGAAAGTAATAATAAAAAAGGTTATGAAATCTCGGCTACAAACCAGCTACATGCTACAAAGCACCCAAAATCAGAAAGAAGGTCACAAAAGGCTGTCCTTTGGCTTATATGCGTCCTGTACCGTCAGGTCTTCCGCTCCAGCTTCTACTTCCTTGAACTTGCAGTCCATGATCAGCGTAGTCTGTCCGCCACCGCCTTTGGGGCGCTTTCGGACCACTTTGAAATGCACGCCGATAGCATTTTTAAAGTTCTTCTGGTTCTCCGAGGAATACCCGTTCTCCTCACACCACTTTGTGTACAGCTGATATGCTGCCGCCGTCCGAAGTTCCGATCCTTCCTCTTTTTCAAGCCACGCCTCAATGAACTGTCCGATTCGATCGGAATCATCCTTGTAATCTTCCGTGGCTTTCGTGACAGCCTGCGGAAGTTCCAAACCCCGCTGGCAGAACTTTTTGTACCCTTCCAGACACCAGTTGAAAATACCTGACAGGTTCTCCGGCTTCGCAAACTGCCCCTTCAGCCCCTGGTCCTGTTCTCCCTCTTCAAAATGACGGTTAAATGGGATGATCTTCAGTCGGCCGGATTGGAACAAGGTCATATCATTGACATTAGGCAGGTAGTTCGTATTGATAAAAATCTTGAACACCGGCACAAAATCAAAGCTGTTCTCATTCAGGAAGCGGGCATTGATGGTATCGTTGCCGGTCATTCTTTTTACGAGAGCTGCATTGAATGTGATCTTCTTCTCCGGCTCAGAGATATTTACAAATCTGGAACCGACCAGACGAGCCACTTCTTCTGAAGGTCCGCCTGTGTTTCCACCACGGAATTTCGCTGCCAGCATATCCGGGTTTGAGGTTTTGCCGTAGTCGCCCATGATCTTCAGGAAGGTTTCCATTGCAGTACCTTTTCCGTTTCGGGAAGTGGCACCGTAAAGGATAAACATACACTCCTGCGAGGTATCTCCTGTCAGGGCGTATCCCAAAGAACGCTGAAGGAAGTCTGCCAGATCCGCATCCCCGCACATGACCTCCTTGATAAACGAGTGCCAGCGTGGACAGTCTGCATCCGGGTCATAGGTAATACCGGATTCCATTGTGAGATAATCCTCCGGCCGATGCTCCCTGAATTCCAGTGTTCGCATATCCAGCGTCCCATTTTTGCAGTTGAAGAAATACTTGTTCCTGTCGAATGCCTGCATGGAGATCGGATACACAGACATGGCATCTCTTAACATCGTTTCCCGGTTCTTACGCAGCTGCAGTTTTCGGACACGGTCGATGAACCGCTTCCTGGCATCCTCTTCGGTGATCGTCAAGGCAAATACATACAGCTTGTCAGCCAGCAGCTTTGCCAGTTCCGATACCTTGAGATTGCCTTTGTCCGGCCGCCAGACAGAGCCGTCATAGACATACCAGCCTTTACGCTCACTGTTGTACCGGGCGATCTGCTTGAAATAATCCGCAAACATATTGCCCATGCCGATCTCATTTCTGCCATACCGGGAATTTGTATGCGGAGCCATTTCTTCCAGCGTGACCGTGATCTTGGTGAGATCCGGCTGGAACTCGACATAGTCATCCTCATCCAGCTTGGAAAACTCCTCATCCACGATATCCTGTGCGTTGACCGGCATATAGACGGCTGCACAGGTATTGACCGTGTTACGGATAGAGATTGCACCGTAGGTCGAACCAGCCTGTTTTCTGTCCCACTTGTCACGCATCAGGCCAGAGGTACGGAAAATGCGGTCCATCTGCTCCTCATCGCAGCCACACCAGAATGCCAGGATCGACAGCAATGCCATATCTGCATCCGACTGGCTGCCATAGAGGTCTTCCCAGTCACCGGCAAAGAGTTTTTTGAACTTTTCCGAGTTGCTGGCTTCATTGGCGTGTGCGATGACAGCATCATCATCCAGATACGAATGGTGCTGGAAATGGGTCTGCTGCACCTGCTTGTTTCGCTTCATCAGCATGTCCAGCAGTGTCGTCATTGCCGTTTCATCGTTCGGAATCTCACCTGTGCGGTAAACATCTCCCGTTACGGTGACGAAGCGGTTCGTCGCACCGGGCATATACACTTCCAGACCCTTGCTGCGGTTATTGATGTAGTAGACCGTCTTGTCATAGACATAGTCTTCCGGCACACAGAAGAAACCTCGCAGTCCTTTGCCGGACGGAGATTTTTCCACGTAAGCCGTAGGAAAGATGGAAAGGACGGTATCCGCCGTATCGTTCAGCGTACCATCCTCCCGGATACAGTGGTCGATATCAAAAGCTCCGATTCCGTTGCCAACAGCAATACCGATACCGTCATAGCCGCCCATTGCATAAGTGACGAGGGTATTCTTGAAATCTGAGAATGTACGCAGGTCATTGATCCTCGCCCGTTCCCCCGTTGCCGGGTTAAATGGCATCTTGGTCTTCTGGCCATTACGCTTTTCAAACTTCCAGACACAGAAGCTGCAGGTCGTTTTCAGCTTGCCCGGAATGTTCTTGATGTCCATCATGCCTGCGCCTCCCTTCCCATACAAGCCTGCATCGCAAACTGCTTTTTAACAGCAGCTTCGATCTCCTGCTTTTTCTTGGCCGAGGTCACACGGCAGAGCCGGTTGCACAGAACCATCTTGTCAATGGTCGTGATCTGCTCCACCAGCAGAATGGATTCTTCCAGTCCCTCATCCCGGAGCATTTCACAGTCTCTCCCGGTGACCGGAATGTGTACCGGCAGCTCCAGCTTCTTCAGCTTAGAACTCATCGGGATTACCGTGATGATTGGAGAATTGCGGTTTGCCATATCGTTGCTGATAACCAGCACCGGGCGGTTCCCGCTCTGCACCGAGGTACCATAATGATTTCCCAGTTCTGCAAACCAGATCTCATACTGCTTCGGTATCTTTGGTACCGGCCATCTGGTAAGCGGCATCTCCTGAATCGGCACTCTATTAGGTGCCGGCTGACAGGATACTACTGCCCTTTTCTTGGTCTTCCCTCGTTGATTGATGTATTTATTAACGTGGATCTTTCGTCCATGTGCTGCTGACCGGGCATTCTTTTTCTTTCTCCCCATTGGGATCTCACCTCCAGTTTGATAGCAAAAAGGCCGCTGAAGATGGAATCCTCATAGCGGCCGTAAATGTAAAAAGGCATAAAAACACCGGATGCTTTCCAGTATCTTTATGCCTTTGTTTTCCTATTTTCCTAGTTTAAAGTATAGCAAAAAACCGATGTACAGTTAAGAAGGAAAAGTTCAAAAACGGTTCGTTTCCGTTCGTAAAGTTCAGTTTTTGCAGAACTTTTTTTCCAGCTGCCGCATCTGCTCCTTGCTGGAGAAAAGCTCTTCTGAAAACTGCTGCAGCCCGATTTTTTTATGATAAAAGACGGCTGTTTTTCCCATATGCTTTCCATTCTCAAATTCGACCGCTTTCAGCGGAATCCGATCCAGACAGTGCTGTCTCACAACAATCTGTGCCTTACTGTCTCTGATCCGAAACGCCGCTGCATCAGCCAGCTCAAGCCACTCTCTTACCGCTGTATACCTTGCAAGACTTTCTTCTGCCTGCCGGTCATACATTTCCTTTTCACCCGGATATTTAGAATCCGCAGCCATTTCAAGATCCTGCCTCCACTGCATTTGTGTTTCCTCCGCCAGCGTTTTTACCCTGCTGTATTTCTGGCAGACTTCTTTTGCAAACTCCAGCATATCCTCTGCTGTTTCCTGTTTCATATTCCGTATCACCTCCTCTGATAGCGGCCAATTGTGTCGGCCATTCCAATAAGGGCATTTTCTTTCTCCCGGACTACCGTTCTCCGGGTCAGCAATTTTCCCTCCGCCCCTGTGATTTCCGACTGCTTCTTCCCATCCACAAACAACTGCTCCGCCACAAGCCGGGTCTGGCCACGCAGACTGCGAAGCCCGATTTCAAAGAGTTCGATCTGCTCACAGACTTCATAGTAAGGTTCCAGAAACTGCTCCGTGCGCTGTGTCTGCACTTCCCGGTTCATGGATGCCAGCACCTTATCGCAATTAAGGACCGTTCGCTCCACCGGGTTCGACAGTCCGCTTGTCTGCACCCGTTCGGATTCCTCATGTGCGCCCTGTGACAGTTTATAGATGATCTCTTCTTTCGTGTAAAACCACGATTTGGATTCTTCATACTGCTGTCGGAGCAGCTCCCGTCTGCGGACCAAACAGCGGTAAGAATCGGCCAGTTTTTTGACCAGCTCCAGACAATCTACCTGTCCAGGTTCATTGGCAGATGCTACATTCTTTTCCTCAGCCATTGTTCGTCCTCCTTTCTGACCGATCCTATTGGTACTTAGCTTGGTGCTTTCCCAGCGGCTTTCTTCTTTCTCCGCTTGGCTGCTTCCTGATGCACCCGCTCCTTCACCCCTTCGATCAGCCGGTCCGCATCCAGATCCGTAAGCGTCTCATACCACGGAGAGTGAAAGAATCGTTCCAGTCTTTCTTTCTCGTGCATTGCATCCCGGTTCTTTGGATTGACATCCAGCCGGTGAAGCGCCCACTTATAATCCTTGACCGCCTGCAGGATGATGGCATTTGCCAGGTTCTCATAGCAGGCAGTATTTTCACTGACAGCAACTTTTGCAGCACTTCTTACTCTGCTCATTTTTCAACGCCTCCCATCCTGTCATACCAGGGTGCCGGCACCTTCTCCGGAGCAGTTCCGTACTTAAAAACATAGATCGTGTGCCACGCAGTCTCATATAAAAGATCCAGCAAACGGCGGTTTGCTTCCGGCAGTTCATTTGCTTTCTTAATGAACTGCTCGATAAAGTGCTCCCGGTTCGCATTCCCCAGATTCTGGCTCTTTTCACTTGCAATGACCGCCTCTGCAAACTGAAAACAGATCTTTTTGTACTGCTGGACACAGTCGTATTTCCATGTGAGTGCATCCAGCAGGACCTTTCGTTTTCCGTCCGGGGTGAGCTTGGGCATATTCTGGATCTTGGATTTCTGATACAGTTCCATGGCTTGTTCTTCCTTACAGAATTCCTGCTGCATCCAGATCTCGCTTGCCCGGATGTGGCACATCAGAAGTTCCACCTCATGCTCATAGGCTTCCTTCATCAGAAGATCCCGGTTCATCCGCAAGTCTGCTGCCCTGCGGAGCGGATTCGCCCCAAAGAGCTCACAAAGGAGTCCCTTCTCGCCAATCGGCCGGAACATTGCCCAGGGGATGAAGAATCCCTCTTCGTCTCTCTTGGCTTTCATTGCCGTTACCGGCTTGGACTTTTTATAACGATAATCGCTCTCCTCTGCCGGACGGCGGTCCTCTGCATTCAAAAACAGATACTTTTTCATATTCTCTCCTATCTCCCCAGCTGTGCCTTGACCGCTGAGATCAGTTTTTCCTGTGTCATGTCCTTCTGCTCCAAAGCCGCCATGACATCCTCGTCCACCGTGTCCTTGGTGATGATATGGTGGATAGTGACCACATCCGTCTGCCCCTGCCGCCAGAGTCTGGCATTAGTCTGCTGGTACAGTTCCAGACTCCATGTCAGCCCGAACCAGATGAGGATGTGTCCACCCTGCTGGATGTTCAGGCCATGTCCGGCCGATGCAGGATGGATCAGAGCAACTGGAATGTTCCCGGCATTCCAGTCTTTGATGTCGGTACTGCTCTTGATATCCCGTACCGGAATCTTTTGCTTTGCCAAATGCTCCATAATGCGCTGGCGGTCATGCTTGAACCAGTAGGCCACTAGCACTGGCTGTCCGTTGGCCGCTTCGATCAGGTCTTCGAGAGCTTCCAGCTTGTGGTCATGGATGACTCGTGCTTTGCCATTCTCGTCATAGACAGCGCCATTGCTCATCTGCAACAGTTTCCCTGTCAGTGATGCAGCATTGGCAGCATCTATGTCACCGTCTTTCAGCGGGATCAGCAGATCTTTCCGAAGCATATCGTAGAGTTCCCGTTCCTGCGTGTTCATCTCCACCTCGTACCGGCTTGGAATACAGTCCGGCATATGAAGGTAATCCAGTGCTTTCATAGAAATCGTGATATCCGAGATCCGCTGGTAGATCAGCTCCTCTGCTCCTTCTCTGGGCTTGTATTGGAACACAACACCCGTGGAAGGATTCATGGAAGAGGCTTTGAAATAAGCTTCCCGGTACCGACCGATGAATTTGCCAAGCCGCTCCCCGCCATCCAGAATCCCGATCTCCGCCCAAAGATCCATGAGACCATTGGAAGAAGGGGTGCCGGTCAATCCGACCCATCGTTTAACATATGGGCGGACTTTCCGCAGGAATTTAAAACGCTGGGACTGGTAGTTCTTGAACGATGACAGCTCATCAATCACGACCATGCCAAAATCCCAGCGCATTCCGTTTTTCTCATAATATTCCACCAGCCATTTGATATTTTCCCGGTTGACGACATAGATCATCGCCGGGTGGTGGAGTGCCGCAATGCGTGTCTTTGTATCACCTACGATGACGGAAATATCCAGACCTTGCAGATGATCCCACTTTTCGATCTCTGCCGGCCATGTATCACGGGCCACACGCAGCGGCGCAATGATCAGGACCTTACTGACCTCAAAGGTCTCCAGCATAAGGTCTTTGATGGCCGTCAATGTGATAACGGTCTTTCCTTAACCCAAGCCCATATCCAGAAAAAGAGCTGCGACCGGGTGTGTTTTGATATACTCCGTACAGTAACTCTGATAATCATGAGGAATGAACTTCATTTGGGCATCACCTCCTCCCCGGCATCCTGTGCCCGTGTTTCCGGCTCCTCGCTTTGTGTATTTCCTTGTGGCAGCGTAACTTCCGGCATCTCCGGAATCTTCGCCCCGATTCCCTGTGGGATAGGCTCGCCCGGTTTCCAGTGAAGCAATGCATGGATAGCAGGCTGGATCTGTTCCGGGCGGTCTACGCAGAATACCGGGAAGCCCAGTGTCTCCAGCTGCAGTCTGCGTTTTCTCTGAAGGATACGCATCTGCTTGCCGGGAGCTTTCAGTTCCACAAAAGCACACTTGCCGCCGAGCAGCAGGACCAGTCGATCCGGCACACCGTTCATGCTCTGACTGGTGAATTTAAGGGCCTGCCCACCGGCGGCCCTGACTGCTTCCACAAACTGCTTTTCGACTTCATTCTCCCTCATCCGGCTTCGCCTCCTCTGCCCGCCAGACACCGATGCGTGGACGTTTCTTTTCCTGGCATTCCCTTTTCGGGTGTTTCCTTTTCTGGTGTTTCTTCCTGCGCTCTTCCCGAACCACATTGCCGATGGCTTCATTGGCAGTCGGGTCCGGGTGGCTGTGGCTGACTTTCCTGTTCAGAGAGCCTTCCTCTTTGTGTTCGGTGATCCAGTGAATGACATCTTCCATACCGTCACCTCACTGATTGATCTGCTTCCACTGCTGCGGCTCCATCGTGGCGACCTGCCAGCCGATGCCCTCCAGTGTGGTAGCACGGTCATAGGAAACAACATCTTGCGATGCACGGGTCACCGCATTGGACAGACCGTACAGAGAAAGGTCGCCGCCTTCAATGAGGTACTTGAGGATACCTTCCTGTTCCTCGGCATTGATGCCATAGCTCTGGGCAGTCAGCTGCACCACATCCTGTACCCTGCCGGTGATCGGCACTGCCATAGATTCCTGCAGGCGGCCGACCACCTGGGAAAAGCGAGCCTCATCAATAGCAGCCATCGTGGTATCGCGGAGTTTCAGCAGGAATGCCTTGTCCTCTGCTTCCATCGTCTCATCCGAATACAGGGCAAAGCTGTCCTCCACTGCTTTTGCCTGCCGGCCCACATGATGACGGCGTTCGCCCATGTCATTGACCACCATGCCGTTGGTGCAGACCAGACGATATACCAGCGGCTGAATCGACACAGCTCCCAGACCGACCTCGGAGTTGGAGATCATCACGCCAGCCTGGACGATGTCGCCCTTGCGGACTTCCATCTCCAGACGGTGATTGACCACCTTGAGGTACAGACGGTTCTCCGTTACCTCACAGGACATGACCTCGTACTGATCGTTGCCTGCAAACAGCGGCAAGACGGATGTGGCAATCTCCATGTTGTCGATACGGCGATAGCGTTCCGACAGCAGCGCACGGGCTACCTGTCCGGCACCGTAATCCATAGAGCGGACCATGTAAGAGCTGGGCTTGTCCGCAAACCAGCTGTTCACATTCTCTGCCAGCAGTTCCGGCTTTTCTTTCTGCATGAGATCATAGTATTTGGCCGGGATACCCAGTGCTGATGCTACCTGACGATGGAACAGGGAGGTCGTACCGAACACTTCCTGCTGGCTGGTCGTAAGATGGTTGATCTCAAAAGTCTGTCCATCCTCCCGGAGGCGCATTCCCTGCGCCGGACTGATAAAATCCTGCTTGGCCTGATTCTGACGGTTCAGTTCGACCAGGACTTCCTGCAAATTTCTTCCTGTTTTCATAACAATTTTCCTCTCTATCTCTGCGGCGCATATTTATACGCCCGTTTATGCGTCCGTGTCCTTCCGACAAAAACGCCGTGTTTTTATAATTACAAGTGCTTATAATTCCCGGTTGATCATCTGCCGGATGATCCGAACGGCTCCCTGCATACGCCTGCGGTTCAGCCGGGTATCTTGCAGGAGTGTGTCCAGAGCATCCACCTCGTCCCGGATGTCACAGAGGACCGACCGCTGATGGTCAGCCAGGCGTTCATTCTCCTGTTCCATGCGGTCGTACTCTTTTTCGTAATCATCAATATCCTGCACATTAGTTTCGATATATTCCTCGATCTCCCGGCGAAGTTCCTCTCCGGCATAGTCCTGCACCGCATCCAGCAGATCCCGGATGCCAAAGGGTGTCAGAAGTTTTCCGTCCTTCATTTTCAGAACATGAGGCATCTTGCTCCCCCTTTAATCCTTGAAGTAATAGCTGCCCTTATATCCGGCAGCATTCAGAGGAAGATCCTTGCACCACTCCGGGTTAACGGACATCAGCTTGCAGACCTCCTCCACTGTGTACTGATCCTTGGGTGCTTCGATGATGACCTCATCGTGAACATGACCTACGATATTCAGGCCACAGCCTTCCATCCGGGCCATTGCTTCTGCCAGAATGTCACGGGCAATCGCCTGTGTCGCATTCTCCACCAGCCGGCCGGAGTAGGTTTCCTGTCTGGCCCATTTGTGGTTCTGCCCCACTCCTTCATAGGTCAGGCTCATGCGACCGAAGCGGTTCGGCTGCAGTCTCGGCTTCAGATACGCCAGCTTTCTTCCAGAAGGCAGCAGCATCCAGAGCGTACCGGAATAAAACTCAAACGCCAGCTTACCGATCTCCTGTTGCTTTCCGGTTTTAAACGCCTGCGTTGCCGCCTTTTCCACATCCCACCAATACTGGACGATCTTCGGATTGGCTTCCCGCCAGGAATCAATGATCTCCGGCAGTTCCTCCTCTTTCAGGCCCATCTGCAAAGCACCCATGCTGATGAGTGCGCCGGAAGAACCGCCATAGCCGCAGGCCAGCTCTGCCACCTTTCCTTTCTGCCGAAGTTCCCCGTTGATGCCGTGCTTCACCACCGGCACATGGAACATCTGGCTGGCAGAGGCACAGTAGATGTCCTTTCCTTCCAGAAAGGCTTCCAGCCGCCAGTCCTCCCCGGCTTCCCATGCAAGCACACGGGCTTCGATGGCGGAGAAGTCGGCCACGATGAACTCACAGCCCTCTCTTGGGATCAGCATGGTTCGGATCAGCTGGGAAAGCACATCCGGGGTATTGCCATAGATGGTCTCGACCATATCAAAGCACCCCAGCTTCACCAGTTCCCTCGCCTCATCCAGCGTGGAAATATGGTTCTGTGGCAGATTCTGCAACTGGATATTCCGGCCGGAATACCGACCTGTGCGGCTGGCTCCATAGAACTGGAACAGCCCTCTGGCTCTTCCATCTGAACAGACACAGCGTTCTGCCGCCTGGTATTTCTTCACAGAACTTTTCGCCATCTGAAGCCGGAGCTTCAGCATGTCCATTGCCTCAGCATCCACTCCGTTCTTGTCCAGTTCATCGATCATCTGTGCTACATCCTTTTTTCCGAGCGTGTCCATCGGAATGCCGCGCTCATCCAGCCATGACTTCAGCTGTGACACAGAGTTTGGATTCTCAAGCCCGGTCAGTTCGTAGGCTTTCTTACTCATAGCGTCCGAGAGCAGCAGGTCACAGGCAATGGCCTGCTGCACCAACTCCGTGTCGATCTTTACGCCCCGGTCATTGATACGCTCATTGACCCGGTAATGCTTCCACTCCTGCTCCGGCATCGGGAATTTCTTCAGCCGCTTATAAATGTCCACCTCGGTGTTGACATCCTGAATACAGTAATACTTAAACTTCTCCCAATCTGCTGGGTAATGCTCCGGAAGATTCCGGGTACGCATCCCATTGCTTTTCGTCGGCTTACAGGGCATGGAAAACAGCTTGATCAGCCGCTCGCCTTCCTTGTCTTTCTGCTGGCTGGTCTTCAGCACGGCTCCAACATCCTTTAGAGCCATTGGCAGAGTCAACGATGCCGCCATAACCATCGTGCAGATCCAGCTGTCTGGCGACAGGAACTCTCCGGGTTTCAGATACTGTCCCGGCAGATGTCTTTGCAGATGCACGGAAAAACAGACCCGCTCAAAGGAAGCATTGTGGGCGATCAGCCGCACATTTCCAGACTGAAAATCCTCCAGCAGCTCTTCCGGGAGCGGTTCTCCCGATGCAAGGTCTGCACACCTGGTCTCGCCAAAACCGTCCCCTTCATCGGTTGCCCAGGCAATAAGCAGGATCTCAAAGCTGGGATCTGTAGCATAGCGGTACAGGCCGCATTTTCCGATGTCCACCTCGCTGTAGGTCTCAATATCGATCAGCGTTTCTTTCAAATATCTCACCTCTATTCGATGTAAAAAGCCGGAGGACACTCTGGCATCCCCCGGCACGGTTACTTATCTGTATTTCTCTTAGCGAAGGTAATCCGGCAGTTCCTCACCGGCATCGCCGCCCAGAACATCCTCATCGTCCAGCGCATCAAAATCTGACTCTGCCGATGCCTTGCCGGACAGACGGTCACCATCCTTGACGAACTGTACGTTCCCCAAGCCGGCAGCCACACCGCGGTTGCCATTGGCGTTAAAAGCGTAGAAGTTCACACTGACGTTGCAGTAGCAGCCGGAGTAGACCATCATCGGGTCTGTCACAGGCTGGACATGACGGTCCACGACCTGCGGTGCATCCTTGCTGGAGGCATTCACAAAGAAATGCTCCTGATAGTTCTCGTCGTCCGGGCGGTCGATGTCACCGTCACGCAGAGGCAGCTTCAGGTTCGGCGGGATCTTACCGCCCCACTTACGGGTCTTGCCATCCTCCTTGGCTGCCTCCACTGCCTTGTGGATCGCCAGCAGGGTCTTCTTGTCCTCCTTCGGGATCAGGCAGGAAACGGAATACTTAGCCTCGCCGCCGTTGATGCTCTTTGCTTCAAAAATGTTTGCGAAAGAGATACGGCACGGAATCACGACCTTAGTTGCACTGAAAATCTTGTTAGCCATAATAAAAATCCTCCATCAATCTGTTTTTGTGTATTGCTGCTGCCCTCAGTCGAGGACAGCAAATTCATCTTCCGCAGTCTGCAGATCGACTGCCTCTCTGGGGTCCGAATCTGGGACAAGTGCCAGCTTACCGGGCGGCTTGACTACATACTCTCCCAGAATCTCCTGGAACTTTTTCTTCCCCATGAGCTTTTCAAAGGCTGTCAGGGAGATCAGCTCCGTCTTATAAATATCGGTGTATCCGGCCTTCTCTGCAGCGGCCACCACCGATTTCGTATCAAGGAACTGCCGCTTGCTCCTGCCCTCGACCACCTTATACCCATCCCAGCTGACACCATGATTGATGGCCTCCGAACTGACATAGGCAAAGATAGCTTCGATCCAGGACTCGATACGGTTCAGGGTCGGCAGCATCGTTTCAATGTCTGTCTTGGAAAGCAGTGCCGGGGATTTAAAGGTCGGCACGGAGGTGTCCGGATCAAAGGATGCTGTTGCATCTGTTTCCTCGGTTTCATCCTCCAGCACGCCGGCATCCAGATCCAGAAACTCTTCTTTCACCAGAGCCATAGCTTCATCGGCACAGGCTTTACAGGAAGTTCTGGCACGGCAGAACCGGCACCAGTCACCGGGAACCTGCTCGCCTTTTCCTTCAAAGGCCAGCTTTGCCCTCGGTCTGACATAGGTCTCTGCCCAGTCCAGCAGTTCCTCCACACTGCATTCAAACGTTGAGATATTTTCCAGTCTCGGCTGGATAATGGTCATGGACACCTTTTTGATGCTGTACAGATATCCATAGGCATGGTAAGCACCCAAGGCGTACAGCATCATCTGCGGATTATGGTCACAGTTTACGAACACGCCCTTGCCGTTCTTGTAGTCCATGACATACAGCGTCCCGTCTGCGATGATCACGCAGTCGCCGGTACCAAAGCCAGATGGAACCAGGTAGCTGTAATCCAGCCGCTCCTCCACCATGACCAGCGGATGCGGACAGGTCTCCTTGATGCGCTCCACCGTGGAAATGATGAACTCCGCATAGATATCGGTGTTTGCTTCCATCTCCTCATCCTCATATTCAGAGGTTGGGCGCTTCACCCGTTCATGCAGATATTTCCGCAGCTTATACTCGCCCAGCGCATGGGCGGCAGTTCCCTCCTCGGCATACACCGAGGATTCATTTGGAAAGTTCTGCTCCAGCCTTGCAGATGGCGTACAGTTCAGCCACCTCTTCGAGCTGGAAGCAGAAAGGATTGCATGTACTTCCGGCATGATGACCTCCCTTAAATCTGGGAGACATCTGCCAGAAATGCTTCGTACTTCTCTGCAGGCAGGTCAGACAGCTGGGCCACACCGTAGGTCTTCAGAAGCTGACCGATCTTCTCGTTGTTATCACGCTTCTTCTTGATCTTGGCGACAATGACCGCCGTGATCTCGTCCTTGGTGATCGTCACCGCAGACTGTGTTTCCTCTTTGGCAGCAGGTGTGCCCTTGTCCGTGGTTTTATCGGACGGTGCTTCTTTTTGGCCGGTATCTTCTTCCCACGGCAGCGCATCCGCATCATCCACCGGATGCTCGTTCTCTGCGGTTTCTGAACTCTCGGAGTTCACTGCTTCCTCTGCCTCGCCAGAATCTTCTACCACAGGCACCTCTGCGGTTTCCTCGATGGCCGAAGTAGCCGTCTCTTCCACCTTTTTGGTTTTCTTGACCGGCTTCTTACGGGGATGCGAAACCGCCGGGCCTTTCTTTTCTGTTACGGGCAGTACCGGCTGCTCTGCCACCGGAAGCTCCAGTTCATCCTCCGTCTTTGCATTTGCTGCCAGCATATCCAGCTGCTCGGATACACCGGCAAACATCTGTGCCAGACCGTCAAAGACCTCGACCAGACCGTCCACGACTTTTTTCGGAGCGTTCAAAGCATTCAGTTCGTCCATCAGTTTGCCTCCTCTCCGGTTTCTTCCTCATTCCCCCACAGGTCATCCAGATAGTCAGCCTGTGCCTTCAGGACTGCCAGAATGACCTTCTCGCACAGACCGGTTTCTTTGTGGATACGCTCCAGCATCTCATCGAAGTCGATGTCCTCTGCCGGGTCGTCTGCCTCTGCATCCGGCTCCTGACCGAAGCCGTAGTTGTAAGAGGTCATGCGCTCATCCATGTGGACATGCAGGTTCTTGATGCTGAGCGAAAGGAACGGAACACCAGACGGGCGTGCCGGCATCGGCTTATCCTGCTCCTGAGTTTCCGTTTTTTCCTCTGCCTTGGCAGGAAGCGGAATCTTTACCACCTTGGCGTCCTTCAGCATCTCGCTGATCATTTCCTCCAGAGTCATGCTCTTCTCGTTCTTATTCTCCATTGTCTTCCTCACTTTCTGCAGCTTCCTGCTGCTCTTCGGTTTTATCTTCCATTGGTATGTGATACTGCTCGGAAAGTCTCTTCAAAAGCAGCTCGACCATGCGTCCCGGCTCCGGGAGATTGCAAACGGGCTTCTTCAGCTCATGTGCTCTCTTGATCTCCGCCGCCATACCCTCGGATATGGTTTCGCCGAATACCCACACTTCATCTGCTGCTTCCAGCCACTCCATTCCAAATCGGATTCCTGTTGCACGCTCCTGTGCATCCTCATCCTTTAAGAACTGAGTAAAATACAGATGCGGAGCCAGTGGCAGGACTCCCATTGTGGCAAGAATCCTGCAGGCCGTCTTTGCCCTCTGGATGTTTGCCTCCAGCTGTGCCTTCCTGCACGGCG